TCAGCTGGTAGAGCACCTCATTCGTAATGAGGGGGTCGGGGGTTCGAATCCCTCTTGCGGCACCACCAATCCCCCACTAACGCGCCCGTCCGGGAACGCCGGCTCGCCGATCAGTTCGGACAACCGCCCGCGGACCTCGACCTCGAATCCCTGGCGCGGCGCACCAGGATGAATCGTTACGGTTTCGACCAAGGCGCGGAACGAGGCGACCAGCGTCTCGCCCGCTTCGCCTTCATGCCGTCCGTAATCCGACAGCGTCTCCCGCAGGGCTTCGACGTGCCGCAGGTAATCCGCGACCAGGGTCGGATGCAGCGCGATCACCTGGGGCGACCCTTCGATCGCGGAAAGCTCGGTCTCGAGCCTGGCTCGCTCTTCACGTAGCTTCGGGAGCAGGGCCTCGGCGTCGGCGTCGGATAGAATCCCCTTGGTGAAGGCTTGGAGCAGCCGGTCGTACTCACGGCGGCAGGTTTCGAGTCGGGCCTCGGTCTTGGCGCGATCGCGATCCGCCGTGCTGGCGAGGCGGCGCCGCTCGGCGTTGTAGCGCTTCACGAAGACCTCGATCATGCGAGGGTCGCGCAGGTGCGTCCGCATACCGTCGATCACGGCCGCTTCGACGGCCGGCAGGTAGATGATCCGCCGGTTCTCACAACTACCACTCTCGCGGTGTGCTGAGCACCTGATACGCACCTTCCCGGTTTTGTCGCGGTCGTGCACCGTGTAGCCGGACCCGCAGCATCCGCAGCGCAGCAGCCCGGACAGGAGATGTTGTGGCCGCCGGCTGTGGTGGGGGTGAGCTTTCGACCGTTTGGCCCGCATGGCCTGCACGGCATCCCAAAGGTCCTGCTCAATGATCCGCAGGGCCGGGACTTCGGTGGTCTCCCGCTCCACGGTCGGGTTCACGCGCGGGACCCGGCGCCCGGTGTAGGGATTGCGGGCCTTCGAGACCTTATTCCAGACGATTCGGCCGACGTAGTGCTCGTTGTTGAGCATGCCGTTGCCGCGCGCCGACGATCCGTTCAGCGTCGAAGCGTTCCAGAGGAGGCCGCGCGGCGGGTCGATGCCTTCGCGGTTCAGCCCGGCGGCGATCCGGCGCGGGACCGAGCCGGCCGCGTACTCCTCGAATACCCGGAGAACGATCTGCGACTGCCTCGGATCAATCTCGCGCTCGCCTGGGCGGCCGGGCACAACCCGATATCCGTAGGCCAAGCCACCGGCGATTCGGCCTGACCGGACCACGCCCGAAAGACCGCGCTTGATCTTCTTGGCGCCGTCCTCGCGGAAGAGTTGGCCGACGAGGCCGCGGAGGCCGACGAGAACGGTCGACGCAACGCCCTCGTGCACGGCGCGGATCTCGACGCCATGAAAGGTCAGTCGCTTATGGATGCCGGCGAGGTCTTCCATGTCGCGTGAGAGGCGGTCGAGCGCCTCCACCACCAGGACATCGAACGGGCGCTGCGGTGACTGCGCCTGGGCCAGGAGGGCGAGGAGGCCGTCGCGCTCGAACATGGACCCACCGGACCGCGCCTTGTCCGAGAACCGGGACACAACGCTCAGCCCTTCGCGGACCGCATAGGCGCGGCACAGCTCAAGCTGATCCTCGACGGAGCGCTCGTTCTGCATGTCGGTGCTGTAGCGGGCATACAGAGCTGTGCGCTTCATTTTCTCTTGGCTCTGGCCTCGTCGCGTTGTGCGAGCGCGGCGCGATGATCACGGCGGGCGACAGCTACGGCAAGCGCCTCGACGAGGCGAACCATGTCGGGGTCGAGCGGGGGCAGAGTATCGGGCTGGCTGCTGGTGCGAGCCTTAGCCATGGCGCACCTCCGGCATGCCGTTGTGCTCCACGCCGTCGAGGAGCTGGCCTGATGACGGATCTCGCCTGGTAGCCAGATGCCGATGGTCGCCCGGGCTTACGGGCCCACCCTGCTTTGGGCGTCGTTCGCCGCGCACGATCTTCGAGACCGTCTGATGCCGTACACCAAAGCGCGCTGCGAGCTGCTCCATCGTGAACCCACCTTTGTCGTAGGCGAGTCGGATCTGCGCAACCTGACTGTCGGTCAGCTTTGCCGATGGGTTCTTCTGCCCGTGCTGGTCAATCAGTCCGCCTCGGTGAGCATGTTTCACGTTCTCTCCGCCGGTCCCGCACAGCAGGTTCCTCGGCCGATTGTCGTCCTTCAGGCCGTTGTCGTGGTTGATCTCGAAGCCTTCCGGAATGTCGCCGTGAAGGTGCTGCCAGACGAGGCGATGAGCGCCGCAGTGAATGCGTCGACCTTCGATCATCGCACGAACCTGCAGATAGCCTTGAGGCGTCCGGTGCTCGATCCGCCGGCGTTCACAGGGCACGAGATGGCTGCCTCCAGCCTTAAGGCCTCGGCGATCGGCGACGCACCAGATGCATCCCTGGTCGTCGATCTCCCACTGTCCTTCCCGGACGAGCGTGATCAGGATGCGCTCATGGAGCGAGGACGCTCTACCCATGGCAAGCACCCGCGTCGGTCCATTCGATGGTGCTGTGCTCGGCCATTACGCGGCGGCTCCCTGGCGGTGACGCAGGCGGATGGACTGAGCCCTCCGCACCATCGCGTTGGCCGCGATCCGGCCGGCGGGGATGGTTCGGAGGGACGTGGGGCGGCCCGCGATGACGCCGACGGCCTCGGGCTGGTAGACCTCGATTTCGGCGTCGGTGAACCCGGCCGCGCGCAGGTGCACGTCGGTGCAGGGCGCGTATTCGAGGTCGCGCATGACCCTCGCCATGGCGATGATGCGGTCGCGCCGATCGTGCGCGTGGCGGGCGGCATGGAGCAGGGACGGGGCGGTCATGCACACATCTCCCAATGGTTGATCTCGTACTCGCGAGCGACGATCCGGGCCGCGTCCTCGTCCCAGGCGAAGCCCGGGTCTCCGAACTCGACCTCGCAGCCCTCCTCGAAAGCGCGGTAGGCTGCGCTCGCCAGCGGCACGGCCCGGCGTGCAGGCAGGTTGCCGGCGACGCCGATCTCGACGGCCATCGCCACGATGAACTGCGTCCGCGTCATGCTGCGGCTCCAATGTCGAGGGCGTCGGCAGGGGCGAGCGGCGTCCAGCAGATCACCACGCCCGTGAAATCGAGGGTGTCGCCCTCCTCCGGCGGGTGCTCGGCCCACCAGCAGCGGTTCATGGCGTCGAGGCTGTCGAAACCGTCGGCGTGGGCGAAGCGAATCATCTTGCGCGGGCTGAGCGGCGTGCCGGCAATTTCGAACAGTTCCGATGGACCGCGCCGGCTGAAGACGAGGCGGACCGGCTCGACGGCGATGCACGGCACCCGCGCGACCAGCCGACAGTGCTTCGTCCGCATCCCGGTGTAGAGCTGCAACTCCTCGCCCGGGCGCGCGTGGCGTTTCCGGTCCGCGCGGATCGTCTGCGCCTTGGTGCCGGCTAGGATCGGCGGGCCGAACTGCTTCTTGAAGCTGTAGGCAACCATCAGGCGGCCTCGTTCGCGATGAGGGCGACGAACGCGAGCTTGTCGACCTTCCGGATGTCGATCCGCTTTAGGTGGTCGAGCACGTACCGGCGCAGGTCCTGGGGTTCGATGGCCCAGGCGTCGCCGCCCTGCTGCGCAAGGCGTTTCGAACCACGCCGCCCGGCCACCAGATCGCCGGCGATGCACAGCGCCGTGACGTGCTTGTCGTCGACGCCAAGGATCTTTGCGGCCGCACGGGCGGACAGGGTCTCGTGGGTCCGGCGGGAGATATCCAAGCGCTTCGCCCGCACGACGATGGCGGTGGGGGATCGGTTGAACCCGTGCTCCCGGAAGATCTTGGCGCAGCGGTCTGGGTCGTGCAGCGGCACGTTCCGCATCAGAGCGTTCTCAGCTTCGGTCCAGGCCGGCTCCTTTTTGTGCGGCATGGTGAGATGCAGCTTGGTCGCGCGCTTCGTCAGCCACCAGCGCGGCACCTGCAGAGTGTCGGCGAGCGCCGCGACCGCGCCCTTCCCCTTGAGGGTCGGCCACGCCGCCCGGATGCGCTCATCGAGTTCGGGCGAATACTCGTGGCGGGTGCGCTTCTCCGGCTGCTTCGGTGCCGACAGACCGAGCTTGCCGGCCTGCTGGAAGATCGTTGTGATGGACCGATTGGGTAGGCGCGCCTGGCAGGCCTTCGCGCCACCGGTGGGGTAGTGCTCGCGCAGGACAGCCTTTTCGTCGTCCGTCCAGAAGCGTTCGCTGCGGCGGCCGGGGACGTAACGGGGCGAGAGGCGGGGCTCGCTCACGCGGCCCTTCTTGAAAGAAACGGGGGTGAGACTGGTCACGGGCGCAATTCCTTGGCGATGTGCTCTTCGACGCGGACGGCCCGGGTCGCCCCTTCGCCGGTGAACTCCAGCACGCCTTGGGCATCGAGGAGCGCCAGGCCGGCAGCGAGGTCTTGGGCGGGGACCTCGAGGAAGGCGGCAAGCTCGGCGACGGTCGCGCCCTCCGGAGCGAGCGGGAGAAGCGCGCCCCAAGCCTTGCCAGCGGTGGCGAAGGCGGGATCGCGGATGAAGCCGCGCACCGCCTTGAGGCCCGGTGCCATCGCGGCGGCCGCACGGGTCTCGGCGTCGGCGGCCGAGACGCCGGCGAGATGTTCCAGGTCGAGGAGGCGCGCCGCAGCGTTCGCATCGAGGGGCGCTGGTGCGGCGAGCGTTGGCGCCGCGCCGCGGTGCTGCGTCTGCACCGGGCCGACATGGGTCACGGCCGGGCTGCGCGAGAACGCGGAGCCAACCGCCACGAACTCGCCCGGCTTGAGCATCGGCAGGCGGTCGAAGGCACGGCGTGCGTCCCAGCCGATGGTCTCGGCCGCGCGACGGATATCGAGGTCGAGGGTGTTGAGCCCGATCAGATAGTTGTGGGCCTCGGAGATGACCGACTTCGACAGCCGGTTGAGGCGCTGGGTCGCGAGGATTCCGGCGAGACCTCGCTTGCGCCCCCGGCTCATGAGGTCGGTGACGGCCGCGATCGAGGCGTTGCGGACCGATGCTGGCGCCGACGAGTGGCCGCCGAATGGCGCGAACAGGTGCGCCTCGTCGACGGCGACGATGGTGGAGTTCCAGTGCTCCGGGGGGCTGTCGATCAGGGCGCCGAACAGCGCAGCGATCGCGATCATCTGGCCTTCGCGGTCCAGGTCGGAGAAATCCACCAGGATGGAAAGGCGGTGCTCGCGGACGCGGTGCGCCAGCGTGGCCATGGCGGCGGCGTCGAGGTGGTGGGCATCCACCCGAAGATGCCCGTATGACTCCGCGAGGCTGCTGAACTCGCCCTCGGGATCGATGACGACCTGCTGCACCCGGCCGGCCGTCTGCTCGAGGAGCCGACGCAGTGTCCAGGACTTGCCGGAGCCAGAGGCGCCCTGAACGAGGAGCCGACCCTCAATCAGGGCCTGCAGGTCGATCCCGATGTTGCCGCCGGTGTCTGCCCGCCCGAGCACGATGTCTCCGGTAGGCGTTGCCGGAAGTGGCGGCGCGGCCGGCTTCAAGCTGGACGTGACCAGGCGCAGCGCCGCTTCCTCGCCGCGCCGATCGGCGGCGACCTTGCGGGCGTGCATTTCCTGAAGGGTGCGGGGTTCTACGGTTGCGAGCATCACAGCCTCCGCAGGTCGGCGCCGACCCGCACGACGCGGTGCGCGGCGAGGTGGGCGACGTTCGCCGGCAGCGGGAGGCGCGTTTCCAACCCCTCATGCTGAACCGCGAAGCGCTGAGCGTCATCGAGGAGGCACATGCCCTCCCGCGTGTCACCGATCGCGAACGCTGCAACGGCGGCGGTCATGGCGTTCGCGAGGTGACCGTGCGCCATCCGCAGCCGACGCGTCTCGGCGATGGCCGTGCCCAGCGCCATCGCCTCCAGGCGCGCGCCAACGGTGTCTTGCCAGCGCGCAAGGTTCTCGGCCTGGGCGGAGTAGGTTGGGAGGCCCGCCATCGCGAGGTAGTGGTCGCAGATCGCGATCACGTCGTTCCGGTCGGGGTCTGCGAAGGTGTAGGGCTCGACGAGATCGGTCATGGACGGATTCCTCGCGTGGGGCGGCTCGGGGGTGCGGGCGGTGGGGAGAGGGGCGAGCCGCTCAGGCGGCTTCGCTGCGGTCGTCGGTCAGGCCGTAATCGCCAGCCTCGCGGGCGTCGGCCGCGTCCGCGATCTGGTCGAGCTCTTGGGTGATCTCGTCGAGGGCGGCCCTGGCGCGCTCCGGGAGTTCGAACCGCCAGGCGTTCAGGGCGAACGAGCCCTCCTCCGCCTTGGTGCGTGCGTCGGCGAAGAGGGCGTCCTTGCCGCGGCGGGTGACCGGAGGCTCAGGGCGCACGACCTTCGCGTGATCCCCGCACGCCCACCGGGCCAGCGCAGCGCCGTGCTCCTCGCTGATCCGCTCGCCGTGCTTGAAGATCTCCTGGTGTGCGCCTTCCATCTTCCAGGATTTCGGGTCGGACAGGTCGACGTAGCCCTTGCGGTCCGACTCCAGCCGGAACGAGACGGTCACCTCGAACGGGAACTGCTTGTTGGTGATCGCCTTGAAGAGCTTCGTGTTGGGCGGGACGAACGTTTCCTCGCCCCGGATGGAAAAGATGATCGGGATGCGCCGCTGGAGGAGCGCGTAGACCATGGCCTTGTGGGCCATCTTCGGCTTGATCCAGGACGTGCCCTTGGTGCTGTCCTTGTTGCCCGTCTTGGCGTGCTCCTCGGCCTGCCAGTCGAGCACACCGCCCAGGCCGGCCCACTCCATCGAGAAGCTGTCGATCACCAGGGCGTCGTAGCCGGCGTCCTCGGCGGCCTTGGCGGCCTCGGCGAAGCGGATCGGCCGGAAGGGCGGGTCCATCACGTTCGCGTCGAACGCGAAATCGCCCTTCAGGTGGAGCGTCCGGCCGCCTTCGGTGTCGAGCACCGCCACCTTACCGGTCGGGCCGGCGATGCCGCGCGCGAGGCGCAGCGCCGAGAACGTCTTGCCGCTGTTGGTGCCCCCGGTGAGGGATACGAACAGGCCGGCGCGCTCCTTGAAGCGCTCTGCGGGGACGAACGAGAAGCTCACGCTGCGTCCTCCCAATCCAGGGGCCGCCACGGGCTCTTGTTCAGGTCGAAGTTCTGGACCTCCTGGGAGAGTTCGAGCTCCTCGCGCTCGGCCCAGCGCTTCTGCGCCCACTCGGGGTAGTCGACGCGGACGATCTGCGTCGGGTAGCCGGTCCATGTCCCGGATTTGAGGCCCTTGTTCCAGCGGGTGAGCGCGAGGGTGACCTTGTGGGCGCCGATGTGCAGGCCGGCGGCATCCGCCTCGGCGACACACAGGCCATGGGGCGCGTCGTTCTCGATGAAGATCCACCGGAAGGCGATGCGGCCTTGCAGGTGCGGGAACAGCAGGCCCAGGACGTGGATGTAGAACGCGGCCTGCACCTCCATGCCCATCTGCTCGACGCGGCGGCCGAGGGTCTGGGGCGCGGCGGACTGGTCGCCCGTCTTCACGTCCCAGATGATGGCGTGGTCCGCGTGGATCTCGACGCGGTCCATCATGATGCGCAGCCAGGCGCCGGACACGTCCCGGGCGATGGCGACGACCTCGGCCGGCGCGCCCTGGAAGCCCTCGCAGCCGGGGATGCGGGCCAGCCGGAGCGCGACCTGCGAGGCCAGCGTCTCGGCCTTCTCGCAGTCGGGGCGCAGGATCGGCGCATCCCCGGCGGCGTAGGCGGCGGCCCGGGAGGCCTTGGCGGCACCGCCCTTGTAGTCGGCCGCGTCGATGATCACGAGGTCTGCGCCGTGCCCCAGGATCAGCTTGTGAGCCGCCGTACCGATCTCCATCGGCCGGGTCGGGTCCCGCTCTGCGTCCGGGGCCTTGCCCAGGCGCGGGTGCTCGCTCCAGGCGTGCTCCTGGCTCTGGGTGATGAGCACCTTCGCGATGGACGAGGACAGCGAGGGCTCGGGGGCCGGGTCGGCGTGATAGACCCGCGCCGGCATTTGGTAGAGGCCGGGCGCCGACACGCGCCCCTCTTCGTGGTTGAGGATCTGCATGACGGTCACTCCGCTGCTTCGGTGGCGACGACAATCGAGCCGGCAACCGCGCCGTCCTCGATGACGATTCCGACGGTGCTCCCGGCGCCGACGCGCTCGATCCACACCTGGTAGTCGGCGGCCTGCGCCATCTCGGCGAGGATCCGCATGGCCTCCTCGTCGAGGAGCGAGCCGTCCTGGATGCGGATGACCCGGAGCTTCGGGTTGGCCGCGATCGCGATGGCGACGGACGTGCGCAGCTGCTCGGCGCTGGACGCCTGGTCGAACGGGACCTCGTTCAGCAGGATCTCGTCCTCGCCGAACCCGATGCCGGGCACGGGCAGGTCTGCCTTGGCGATGGCCTCGCGCTTCTGGGTCGCGCGGTCCTCGATAGCCTTTGTGAGGGCGGCAGCTTCGGTCTCAGCGGCCCGGACCTGCGCCTCGATCCGCTCCCGCTGTTCGCGCTGGGCGACGGCGGTGTTGGTGCGGCCGGCTTCCGCGATGCGCTCGCGCAGGTCGAGCGTGTCGATGGGCTCGGGAAGGGCCTCGGCGTCGGCGAGCTTGCCCCGCGTGACGACCATGCGGGCGTTGATCTTGTCTGCCTCCGCGTCGGCCTCGTCGGCATCATGCCGGAGCTGCTTCGCTCGAGCCCGAAGGGTCCCGATGGATGCTTCCTGCGCCTCGACCTCGTCCTCGGCCTGCTCTCGCCGGATACGGCGGCGCTCAAGGTCGGTGTTGAACTCGCCCGCCTCCTCCAGCTTCGCGACGAGGGCTGCATCGTCGATGCGCTCGGCCGGCGTGCCGGCGGGGACCTCGATGCTGACGGACTGCGAGCGCAGGGTGCGGATCGTGCGGTTCACCTCGGTGCGACGGTCGAAATCGGCCTTGCTGGCCTTCTCGATCGCGGCGAAGTCGACGCCCGGCACGAAGCGCTTCAGCGTCTCAAGCTGCGCCTTGCCGTCCATGCGGGTGAAGGCGAGCGGGTCGAACGTCAGCGCACCGAGGAGGCCGTCGAGCATCCGCTGCGGGGATTGGTACCGCGCGCCCTCCCCGTTCTCGACGATGAGATTGGTGGTGTGGGTGCCGTCCTCCCGGGCCTTGAAGGTGCGGATCACCTTCAACTCGCCGAGGTCGACGCTGATGCGCGCCTCTTCCTGGCCCTTCCGGATCGGCTTGGCCTGGATGTTGGTGGTGCCGGACAGCGCCCACCAGATCGCGTCCAGGACGCTGCTCTTCCCCTGCCCGTTCCGGCCGGAGATTTCGACGATGTTCCCCTCGGGCGAGATCGTGACGGCGCGGAGCCGCTTCACGTTCTCGGCCTGCAATTCGATGATCTTCATGGCGGCGGTCACTCGGCGGCTTGAGGAAGGGCGGCGTCGGCGTTGCGGCGCTCGATCTCGGCGTTGGCCATCTCGGCCCAGGCCTGCGCATCGGCGCGGCGCTGCTCGGGGAAGTGCTGGGGCTCAAGGACGACGAAGGCGGATTCGCCGTGCCGATCCTCGACGGTGGTGTGGCGGCCGGGCCGGACGCTGAAGGGTCCGCGCGCAAGGAGTGCTGCGAGGCTCACCGGGAGGCCTCCATCCAGGCGCCAAGACGCGACAGGGCGCGGTCGACGCGGGGGAACAGGAAGTCGAGGACGGCCTCGACGGCGTAGGCGAGCAGGCAGGCCACCCGCAGCGCCAGGAAGGGTGGAACGCCGATCAGGAGGCGGACGGGGCGGCTCACGGGCGGACCCTCCGGCCGAAAGCGAGGGCCAGGGCGCCGGTCACCAGCGCGGGCACCAGGACGGCGACGCGCACGGCGTGGCCCGCGATGGCGCGCAGGGTGTCGCCGGGCTGCGGGGCCGGCGTGAGGGTGGCGACGTGGCCGACGAGGTCCCCGAGGGCCCATAAGGCGCCGACGAACACTATGGGCGCGGTGACGACGACGCAGGCGAGTTGACCATCGGACAGCATCACGCGGCCTCGGACAGGTTCAGGGTTGCGGGGGAAGCGGGGAGCGGCGCGCTCAGGAAGGCGCAGAGCTCGGGGAGCGCGGCGAACTCGTAGGTCCAGCGCTGGAAAGGGGCCGGGAGGGCGGCGCGGTCATCGAACCGCACGGCGTCGGCGGTGAGCAGCCACTCGCCCGTCTCGAGGTCGCGGTACGTGAACCCGATCGGGTCGCCGTCGCGCTCGACGCGGAAGGCGTGCGCGGAGTGGCGCATCGGGATGAGCCAAAGGGCCATCACGCGGCCTTCCCGTAGCGGCCAGCGCGGGCCGGGGCGGCGGCGATGTCGAGCTCGGCGCGGACGGCGTTCTGGGCCTCGGCGTAGCGGCGGCCGGCGTCGGCGGCGACCGCGAGCGCGGCCTTCATGGCGGGGCTGTCTTCCAGCACCGGGCGGGGCGCTGGGGTCGGGTGCTTCGCCTTCATACGGGCGGCCCACTCGGCGGTGGTCTCGCGGGCCTTCGCCTGCTGCTGCTGGACCGGCTGGGCGACCATCGCGAGGCCCGCCTCGATCGCGGCGATGGCCGCGTCCGGCGATACGGGGCCACCAGTCAGGGCGAAGCGCTCGGCCGCCCGCAGGTTCTCGTTGACGACGCGCTCGGCGTCACGGCGGGAGGCGTCGGCCTCAACCGGGAAACGGGTCAGCCCGGCGAGCCGGACGGTGGCGGGGGGCTTGGTGGTCGGCTGGCTGGGCACCGGAGGGCTCCATCGGCTGGCGATGGAGCTACCTTGCCAAATGGCAAAACGCTGGTCAAGCGCTATTTGCCATATGGCAAGAAGACGATTTCACACGAACTGAATCAGTGGGTCGGGTCCTGCTGCTGGACGCTGATGAGGGTGGCAATCGTGTTGTCGCACTGTGCGCACCCGAAATTCTGCCGGCTCAGCCAAGCGCTTTCGAGTAGTTCGTCGACCGTGGCGGGCGCATCCTCGATGTTCGGGGACTCGATGGTCCGCGAGGTCATATGGTGGCAGTTGTGACACCTCAACCGCATCGTGAAACGAGCCCGGACCGTCGGAACCTCAAGGAACATCATCTTCTCCCGATTGCGCCAAGTTCACTATTTGTTCTCACATAAATCCGAGAGTCGAGGGGGATACGAGGCAGCGCCCACCCCCTGTGGATGACGGGGATAACCCCGCCCCTTCAGCCCGTCCTCTTCCCCTTCGACGGGCGGACGCGAATCGACACGTCCCGAACCAGCCCCATCACTTCCATCGAGTTCCAGTGATCCGCCTTAGGGTCGGCGGGCACCTTGATCGGCTTGTGCTTCGGGTTGGTTGAGCGTGGGCAGAACCAAACCTCGTCGTCGTGCAGTTCAATCTCCTTCACGGACCACTCGCGGAGGTGGCCGCCCTCCCGGACACGCTGGATCACGACAACCATGCCGTCCGTGTAAGGCTGGCCGGTCTGCTCGAAGTCGACGCAAATTACACGAGCACCATCCGGCATCGGCGGGTCGGCAGCGTTCATGCTGTCCCCTTCAACCGTAAGCGCGAAGCGCCTGGCCTTCGGGAAATCTTCGTCCTCAGGCTCGAACACGTACTCTGGCTCGGCCTCCTCGAATTCCACGACTTCGCGGAACACCCCAGCCGCTGTCCTGCCCACGACGGGGACCGGCAGAAGATGGCCGCGCTGCGGCTGGACCGGTACAGGCACGGCCCCCGGCATAAGGTCGTCGCGTGTGCAGCCAAGGGCAGATGCGATCCGCTCCAAGTCGATGACGCGCGGCTCGCGCTTTCCGCTCTCGAACCTCGAAATCTGAGAGGTCGACAGGCCGACCATCTCGGCCAGCGCCTCGAGAGATAGCCCACGCTCCCGACGGATGCGCTTCAGTGCTTCGTTCGCCATACGGCAAGGATCGCGGTCACCCAGCAGCCCAGCCAGAGCCGAATGGCAAATCACGCTTGACTTTTCTTGCCATATGGCAAAATGCTCAGGCATGGATCTCGCAGCCTACCTCTCCGAGCACAAGATCAAGCCGGCGAACTTCGCTGCGAAGATCAACGTGCCGCCCTCGACCATCACGCGCATCCTTCGTGGTGAGCGTGATCCGCGAGGCGCGACCATTCGTAAAATCGTCGACGGGACTGATGGCTTGGTCACTGCCGGCGAGCTCCTTAGGGGCTGTGCCCCCGCCGCCTCCGAGCAGGCCGCGTGATGCGCCGCCTCCTCGCCCCCCTGTCGCGCTGGCTCGACCGACGCATCGACGCGCGGATCGCGGCGGCGACCAAGGATCTGCGCTCGGCGAACGATGTCCTGTTCGGCCAGCTTTGTGAGCTTCAGCGCCGGACAGTGGTTTCGCGCGAGCACACGGTGCCGTCCGATAGGACTGTCTACGGACTTCGCGACGCGCCGGCCGTTCGGCGTGAAGGGGAGCACCATTTCGGCCACGCCCCTGCGCATCACCATGCCGGCACCCGGTGGGTGATCTAGATGCGCGTCATCCTCGCCCCCCGCCGCGCGGCCGCGATCGCGCTCCGGAACCCCGAGGCGCTCGTCGTCGACTACGACGGCCAGTGCATCCGACGCGGTGCTGATCGCATCGTCCTGGGCAAGGGCCGGAAGCCGACGCAGCTCTTCCGCATCTGCGTGGCGATGTGCTGCTCGGTCGGGCGCTCGATCAGCCGGGAGGACCTGCTCGACGCCATGTTCGGGGACGACCCGTACGGCGGCCCGCTGCACGCCGAAAGCGTCCTTGCCAAGAACCTGACCCACACGCGGCCCTTCCGCGCCTGGGCAGGCCTGACGATCGCCCGTTCGATCATGGGCCGCATCGAGGTCTCCGAGACCGCGCCGCGCCGGCATGCGCACGGCGCCTCCTTCCGCATCTCGCTTCACGGCGTCTGGCCCGTGGGAGTCGCCGCATGAACGCCGAAGCGCTTGCCCATGCGGCGAAGGCCTGTCGCGAGTCTGCGGACGTGCTGACGAAGGCGGCCGACGACGCCGACGTTTTCCTGCACCGCTGCCCCGACGCTGGGCGCGGGATGCACGATGTCTCGAAGGAGATGCGCGACCGGGCCATCGGTCTGAAGGTCGCCTCGTCGTTCCTGGGGCGGTGCGTCCGCGATCCTCGTCTGGTCGAGGTCCTGGTCGCCCTCGAGACCGGCGATGACGTCTACTGGGCGCCGGCCTCCGCGCCGGTTGTCGTTCGCGACGATCAGGATCCGGCCGCGCCGCTGACGCTGCGGGAGCGGGTCTGCCGCCTCCTCTGGTGGCGCGCTCCCGCGAGGGCCGCCTGACATGGGCTGGCTGGTTTCGCTCATCTTCGCTGGTCTCGCTGTGATCGGTTTCGCCGGGGCGTTCGCTACCGGCTCCGGCCGGGCGCTCGCCTTCGGCTTGGCCGACTGCGCCATCGGCCTCGTGGCCTTCTGCATCTGGGCGTGGTCGCTATGAGCGCCGCGCCCTCCTCCCATCGTGCCGAGCTGAAGCGGCCGATCGCCGGGCCCGTTACGAGCCCCCTCGTTTCGACACGCGGGCCCGGCGCCAAATTCCGAGATCACGCCCGTCGAGCCTGCGCGGCTCCGGTGCGTGAGTGCGTGGGCCGGCTCAACCATCCCTGGGAGCCGGCCCGCGCATCCTTCAATTCGCGTGCTCGTCGTCGCCGCCAAGCTGCCGATCACGCGTCTGTACTGCGTACCCCGTTCAACCTCCTCAAGCATATCTGCCCGTCCTGTCCGTGCCCCTCAATAAACACGGATGGATTTGCGCATGTGCAAAAGGTCTTTGCGGAAAAAGCAAATGCCTGACGCTGATATCTCACGCGCTCAGCTTTTTGCCGACGACCTGCTCCGCTGGGAATCCCGCGGCCCGGGCGACACGGCCAACGCCATGCGGCGGGTCGCGCACCGTGCGGCCCTGCCCTTCTCCAAGCTCTGGGCCCTCCGCTACCGGCCGCCCAAAGCCGTCGCCTCCAACGTCCTTTCGGCCCTGGAAGCCGCCCACGCCCGCGAAGTCGAGCGACAGCTGAGGAAGCTCGCCCATGAAGTCGAGACCACCGCCCGCATCGCTGGCCCTTCGGACCCTGCTGTTGCTGCGGCTTCGGCTGCTCTTCGCACGGCTGAAGGCGCGCATCCGCGCGTGGTGGGACCGCCTCTGGCGTCGGCTGCATCCCTGGCGAAGCCGGTGATCCCCCCTTGCGACCTGCCGCTGTGGCGGGCGTCCCAGCAGGAGAAGTGACCATGGTCGACGGCACGGAACAGGCGAAGGGATTCCTCAACGGCCCGGGCGGCGACACGCACCTCGGGTTGCCGGTCTCCGGCTACCGGCCGCAGACGGCCGACAAGGTCGAGACGGTGAACGCGAACAAGGAAGCCGAGGAGCAGATCCTGCGCATCCTCGACGGCCTCGCCGGGCGCCCCGAGGTCGACAAGCGCTGGCTCGCGATCGGCCGCACGCACATCGAAACCGGCTTCATGGCCGTGAACCGCGCTGTCTTCCAGCCGGGGCGTGTCTCGCTACCCGGCGATGTACCGGCGCTCGCGGCCGAGACCGTGACCGACACCGCGCCCCAGGACCTGCGCTCGCGCGGCGAGCCCCGCGTCCCGCGCCGCGATGAGCCGCTCCCGAACGGCCGCCCGCACCCCTGACCCCCGAAACAACACCGCCCGGAACCCTACGCGGCAAGCGGGGTCCGGGCGGTTCGCAATCGGGCGTGTAGCCCGTGCTGTGGAGAGTGAAATGGAAGCCACAAATACTGTCGAGATGCAAGCCGAGACGCTGTCCGGCGACATCCGAGACCAGTACCTCGACATCCTGCGAGGGATGGACGAGCCCTGGACCAAGCTTAGCGAACATCAGCAGAAGCGGATCATCGGCAACGTCGAGAAGCTCTCGCGCGATGTGGTCCGGGGTTCGGTCGACATCGTCGCCCACACCGGCTTCGTCCACATGCTGGTCACCACCGGCGAGTGGACCGTGAAGGACGGCATTAAGCTCAAGGTGGCCGCCTCGGGCTCGGTCGAGGACATCACCAAGCTCGCCGAGCACGGTGGCGGCTCGGCCATCCTCGTGTTCGCCGATGCCGCCTCCTACTTCGGCCAACGCGCCGAGGCCAAGGCCGACAAGGATCAGCCGGACCTCCCGATTCACGACCACGACGGCGTGATCCAGGAGACGGAGCTCGAATTGAACGAGCTGCGTACCGAAGGCGACGACCAGGACGAAGGTGCCGAGACCGATGAGGGCGTGAGCTACGAGGCCGAAGCTTCCGGCACCAAGCCACGTCGGCGCCGTCGCGCCGCCGCCGGCGGCGATGCCCCGCCCCCGCCCGAGATGCCGGCCGACACGACCCGCACCTCTGTCGAAGCCTGAGCCGGAGCGCGAGCGGTGCCAGATCCGATCATCATCCGCCTTCCCGGCCCCCCGCGTGGGAAGGGCCGGCACCGCTCGCGTGTCGTGAACGTCCCCGGCCGTGCGCCGCGGACGCAGCAGTACTCCGACGCCGCGACACGGGAATACGAGGCCAACCTGCGCGCGGTGGCCACGGCCGAAATGCTGGGCGTTGCGCCGCTCACCGGCCCGCTGTCCGTGGCGGTCTACGCCTACATGCCGATCCCGAAGAGCTTCTCGAATAAGAAGCGCGCCGAGGCGCTCGCGGGGTTGATCCGGCCCGAGGTGAAGCCCGACTGGGACAACATCGCGAAGTGCTCGGACGCCTTCAACGGCATCGTCTGGGGCGACGACGCGTCCGTAGTCGAGGGGTTCGTCCGCAAGGCCTACGCGGAGACCCCTGCCCTGGTGTTCCGCATCGAGCCGGCCGCGCCGCTGACGCAGGACCTCGCGTCATGAAGGCCCCCGTCACGTTCCGCCCGAGCGAGCTGCACGCCATGGCGCTCGCCCTCCTGGACCGCGAGCGGTCCGAGGCTCGCGACCGGATGGCCCATGGCCGGAAGGGTGCGAAACTTTCGCAGCCTGCGCGCGTGCTGGATCGGGTCGGCGCCAAGTTCGGCATCTCAGGGCGCCAGGTCGAGAAGATCGCGGACGTCTGCCGCGCCGCCGAGGCCGACCCCGTGCGGTTTGGGCCCCTCCTCGAGGAGATGGACCGCACCGGCAAGGTGAACGGCCCGCACACCAAGCTGCTGCGCGCCCGGGATGAGGAGCGCGTGCTCAGCCTCGTCCCGGTGCAGGGCCGGTTCCGCACCCTGGTGTTCGACCCGCCGTGGGCCGAGGACAACATCTCGGACGCGGCCGGGCACGACTACGCCCTGATGCCTTTCGCGGACATCCTCGCCATGCCGGTCCACGATTGGGCCGAGGACGACGCGCACCTCTACCTCTGGGTCACGAACAACACCCTGTCGCTGTTCCCGCAGCTGCTCGCGGCCTGGGGCTTCGAGCACAAGACGGTGCTGACCTGGACCAAGCCGGACATCGGCTTCGGCCGGTACTTCCGGAACAGCACCGAGCACGTGATTTTCGCCACGCGCGGCACGCTGCGCACCCGGTCGGCGGCCCGCTCGACCCGCACCGACCACGACTGGCCGGTCGGTGCCAACTCCGAGAAGCCGGACGCCTTCTACGACCTCGTCCGCGCCTGCAGCTTCCCGCCCTACGGCGAGGGCTTCCAGCGCACGCCCCGGCCCGACTTCGTGAACCTGTACCAGCCGGCGCCCGCGCCCGTCCTCCAGGCGGCGGAGTAGGGCCATGAGCGGCATCGCGCTCCGCTGGGCTCACGCTCAGACCGCCGGCAACCTGACCCTGAAGGCTGTCCTCCTGGCGCTTGCCAGCCGGGCCCATGACGACGGCTGCACCTGGGTCTCGCAGGGCACGCTCGCCACCGACCTGGAATGCGACGTTCGCACGATCCGGCGCTCACTCCAGGCCCTCGAAGACAAGGGCTTCCTCGTCCGTGAGGACCGAATCCGGGATGACGGCTCGCGCGCCTCGGACATGATCCGCTTAGTTCTCTACGCCCCGGACAGAGAGTCCGGGGGTAGGGACAGAGAGTCCGGGGGGGAGGACTCACGACCCGAGGGGACCCGGACAGAGAGTCCGGGGGCCCCGGTCACAGAGTCCCCCCTCACTACGTTTGAACAAAAACCTACCCAACAGGAATCACAAAACTCTCTCGACTCGACCTGCGCGTGGCCGGTCGATTTTCGGGAGCAGTTCCAGGAGGCCTACCCGCATTGGGTCAAGGGCCGGGTCGCCTTCGCCGAGCTGGACCGGCTGCATCGTGACGGTGACGTCCCGTTCGAGGCCATCCTCGACGGCGTCGCCCGCTACGTCGCCAGCAAGCCGCCCGACCGAAACTGGATGGGGCCCGACCGCTTCCTCGCCGATCGCCGGTTCGAGGATCGCCCCGCCCCCGTGACGCCGCGCCTGGTCCGATCTGGCGGCGCCTCTCCTCCCCGCCAGCCCACCGGCAACGTCGCCCGCAGCCTCGAAATCCAACGCCTGCTCCAGGAGCGCGAACATGGGAACCGTGAATCAGACCAGGGCCGTGGCGACGATCAGCCCGGCGCAGCTCGAGGAGACGATCACGGTGTTGCATGGGCGGCTGGCGGAGGTGGAAGGCCAACCGAACCGCTACTGCGTGCCGCGCGCGCTGGCGGCTACGACAGTCGAGCGTCGACAGCTCTCCGCCGCCTGCGCGCACCTCGAGGCGCGGCTTGAGCCCTGCCACGACAAGCTGCTGATCGAGGCGGTGATCTCGCAGTTCCTGATCCCGTACGACACAGCTCGGGAATCGGATGCGGTGAGCACCGAGACCCGGAACGAGCGCTTCGTGAACGCGGTCCTGGGCCAGCCGCTCGGCGCGATCCAGGCCGCAGTCGAGCGGTTCGACAGCGCCAGCACGATCCTGCCCGTGAGCGTCTCCTTCCGCCCCAAGCCGGCCGAGTTCGCGGCGGAGGTGAAGGCCGGCCTCACCAGCCTGCGCAAGAAGCTGGTCCACGTCCGCCGCATCCTCGCCGCCGAGGTCTACGACCCGCCGACGGCCGAGCAGCGCGCCGAGGTCGAGAAAGCCCGGCAGGCGGCCGCGGAGTACCTCACCCGCCGGATGCCCCAGGCCGACGCGCGCCCGGTCCTGGCCGAGCCCGAGGAAGGGCCGCGCACCGGGTCGGACATCGTCGCCCCGCTGAAGGGTCTCGACGTCTCGCACCTGATGGCGAACCTCGACCGCAAGCGGGTGTTGGCGTGAGCCTCGGCCACGCCCGGCCCAAGCTTGAGGCCATGCCGCACCTGATTGACCGGCGCGAGCAGGCCTCGGCAGCAAAGCTCCGGCAGCTCCAGGCCGGAGTCACGCCCCCGAGCCCTTGCGAGGTCTGCGGCCAGCCCGGCCCGTTCGGCTTCAACAACTTCCGGACCGCGCCCGAGCTCGCGGTCTTCGCCTGCCTTGAACACCGCGCCGAGGTCGAGGCCTCGCTTCTCTGAAAGAGACCTGTGCTGGCTGAAAACCCGTTGCGTCGTATCGAAGGCCCTGACCCGCCGAATCCATATCCGCCCGCGCGCGTCCGGCTCTGGCTCCTCGCCGCTTGGGCAGGGCACACTGATGCCGACGCACAAGCCGGTCCGAAGCCGGGTGACGTGCGGGTGCAGCGCTGGCCCGAGATGTACGTCGCAGACTGGCGCATGAAGGCGCAGCTCAAGGCTTGGCTCAACGCCCAGGTCGGCCGCGAGCCAAGTTTCCGTCAGGCCTGTGTGATTAATGGCTGGAATCGTGACAGCGCTACTCGTGGTGTCGATATGGCGGTCGAACTAATTTCAATAGGCCTCAATTCGATAAAGTAAGGGCTTATTATTGGAGTAAATATGCACTCACATTTTGAAAGATGCTTCAAATCTCTCCACGACCCCAAATATAACAACATAACTCAGTAGGCTGATTAGTAAGCTGACTCCAACAGCCGCACCGCGCGGCGCAGATGGAACAAATAACCATTTTAGGAAAAAGCCCTCCAGCCTACTAATTAATTCGACCAATAGGATCATTCCCAAGCAAAAACTCGTAAATAGCAAAACCCAACTATTGGTCTTGCTTGCCGCATATGATAGTGTTGCAACTACAACGATATTATTTACGAAATCAAACACGAGCTTGGATGTTTTTACCCAGAATTCTTCTGTAAACTTTAGCATCTCCTCCTGATTAGTCGTTTGATATTCGCGAAACTGCTCAAGTAGGGACAGCAGTGAGATTTTTAATTTGTGTCTATCCACAGCATGCCTCTAAACTTTTTAAGTATGCATCCAATTGAAGTGCATTTCCATGGTCCTGGGCCCAATTCGGCTTGGGGTGGCGCAGCTTCTGAGACATCGTAGCACCGAATCGAAGATTGACATCCGGGCCATGCTGGCTCGACCCACAATTTAGGCCCGGCGTTAAGGACTGGACCTGCACAGGGGCACCACCGTGACCGCGTCGGCCAAGAAGTCGTCCAGCACCACCCACACCGCTCGCTCGCAAGCCACCTGCGGCCGCCGTCGCAAGGTCGTCAGCCTCGCGCGCGTCACGGCGCGGGACGTCGAGATCCAGCCCGGTACCGCCTCGGTCCGCGATCCCTACGACCCGTCGACTTTCATCACCGCCACCGTGAATCGCCGGGTCGACGTGCTCGCCGCCGAGCGCTCCGCCGGCCGGATCACCGAGGCGCAGTTCCTCGTCGGTCGCACCCTGCAGATGCTGTGGGAGAAGCAGCTCGGCGTCCGCACCTCGGGCTCGACATGGGATAGCACCATGTCGTCCGGCGGCTTCGCCTCGCACAGCACCTCGCACGGCTTCACCATCGAAGATATCCGGATGCTCGGCCGCATCGAGACCGCCCGGGCCGTGAAGGCCTCGAACGAACGGGCCGCCCGCGTGATCGGCGACAGCGGCGTCCGCTTCCTCCGCGCCATCCTGGCCGAGGGCTTCACCTTCGGGGCCTACGCCGAGGCCCGCGGGCGCGGCAGCAGCGAACGCGCCTCCTCCGACATCGCCGGCCGATTCCGCTGGCTCCTCGGCGAGCTCACCGAGGCGCAGCACACCGCCCGGGCACCCGGCGCAGCCCCGACCCGGGACGAGTACGCGTCCCAGGCCGATGCGATCCCGGAGCGGCTGGAGCGGTCGGCGGCGCTAATTACGGAGCGGGAGGCGAGCGAAGAGGCCTAGGCTAGATGGGCCACCCCTGGTTAAAAGGTAGGACCAGTGGGCCTACAGAGCATCATGACGGACGATATCCCTTTCCGTAGCACGGCTGATTCAATGACGCCTGAGGAGTACCGAGAAACCATCGGCCTCCTCGGCCTGACGCAAGGCGGCGCGGCCGCGCTCCTAGGTGTGGATGCGCGCACCTCCAGGAAGTGGGCGAACCGCGAGCGCGAGATCCCGCCCACGGCGGCCCGCTTCCTGCGCTACCTCCTCCGCGCGAAGGTTCGGCCGGAGGACGTGATACGGCTCCTCGCAAATCCTTGACCCGACGGGCGTTCCGTTGCAGAACGTCACCGTCGCACGACACGCGCCCGGGGCTCATCGCCGCCGGGCGCTGTGCGTTTAACGCCCAGTCGGGGGAGGTCAGCCATGAAGCTGTGACCCGCCCCGCCTGACTGAACAGAACGGACCATAGCGGCCACACAACGCCTGCCGGGCTTAGCCTTTCCGGACCCGAAGCCGGCGCGCCGCACATATCCCCCTCCCGCACCGGGGCTCAGCGCCCCACCGACAGCGCCTCGCGCGCTTTCGATGATGCTACGGCCGGTCACCGGTCTCATCATCACCTATCCCTGACGGGCACCTTGCCAGGTGAACTATGGCCCGCGCGTCGTCCGGACTGACGATGCCGTTCGCCGGGCGACGAGAAGCCCCGGCCCCCTTTCCACCTGCACCGCGAACCAGCTCAACAGCTTAGGCGTTTCGAGCACAGGACGCGGCCGGGCTTTCGTGACATGATCGGCACCCGATGATGACGGATCGCCAGCACGCCGAGCGGGTCGCCGACCTGCTCCGCAAGGCCGACCGCCTCCGGGTTCCGGGGCATCGGCACACCGTCGAGACGTTCCTCGGGGAAATCGGCGAGATCCGCGAAGGCCTGCGCCGGCTCCACCGCGACCTGACCGGCGCCGAGCTGCCGCGCGAGGCCGCGCCGCGCCGGTCCGCCGTCGCCTCGTTCCAGGCCGGCGCGATCGCCGGGACCCGCGCCACCGTCGCGTTCCGGGGTCGGTCGAGAGTGGTCGCGGCGCGGGCCTGATCGGCTCCGAAACGCAGCGATTTCCGAATTACCAAGACAATTCGGAATTTATATCATCCGAAGTCGGCGACGGCCGAAATAACTGAGCAATTCGAGGAGCTTAGTTATGTTGGCTGGCTCCAAGCGCACGTCTCGCATCCGGGCCAGAATAAAAACCCAAGAGGCCGAAAAGGCGGTGATCGCCACCCGTGCGGTGGCCTACCTTCGGGTCTCGACGGACGAGCAGGCCTCCAACGGTTTCGGCCTCGAGACGCAGGAGCGGGCCCTTCGCGCCTTCGCTGAGTCGCAGGCCTACGAGCTGGTGGAGTTGGTCACCGACCCGGGCGTCTCGGGCGCGACCCGGCCAGCGGAGCGACCCGGCTTCGGGCGCATCCTGGAACTGGCCGAGGCGAAGGCCTTCAGCATCCTGCTGGTCTACAAGTTCGACCGGCTCGCCCGCGAGATCCGGTACGCGGTCACCACCGTGGCCGACCTCGCCGAGCAGCACGACATCGGCATTCGGTCGGTGACGGAGCCGATCGACACCGCCACTCCGATGGGCCGCACCGTCTTCGCGATCCTCGCTGGCATGGCCGAAAGCGAGCGCTTCACGATCCGGGACCGGACCGCCGGCGGCAAGCTGTCGAAGGCTGGACGCGGCGGGTTCGCCGGCGGCCGGGCGCCCTACGGGTACGAGACCGACAAGGCCGGCCACCTGGTGATCGTGCCCGATCAGGCCGCGGTGGTCCGCAGGATCTTCCGCGAGCGCGGTCCGGCTCATCGGACCAAGCGCACGCTCCAAGCCATCGCCGACGGCCTGAACGCCGATCGCATCCCTTCACCCACGGGCAAAACGTGGACGGCCGGCGGCGTCGGCTACCTCCTCGACAACCCGAAATACCGCGGCGCGGTCGAGTACCTGTTCTCGTGGACAGGGACCGAACAGCACGTCCTCCAGCCAGGCGCACACGCCGCGATCATCGGCTGAACGAAGGTCCCCAGCATGAACCAGTACAGCCTCTCGGCCCTTCACCGGGCCCGGGTCGATGCCGCGTGGAATGCGATCGCGCCGAAGCGCGTCGCCGGCCTTCGCTACGAGGCCGACGCCATCATGGTGCTGCACCCGACCAAGGGCTGGCGCCGGATCTCGCACAAGCGACTCGGCCTGTGACGGCGCGGCCGGACTGGACCGCAGCGCAGGCCGACAAGGCGCGCCGCGACCTCCAGCGCGACCCGGCCGCCTCCGCCTACTGGATTTGGCTCAAGGCCTGCCGCGAGGCGGACGCACGGAAGGCGCGGACCGCATGCGCATGAACGCCGTCGTCCTCGCCCGGCGCCTCGCCGGCCTCGCCACCACCATCCACCAGGGCCGGCCCACTGCCGCGCACTGGGTCGCCGCCCTCGCCCTCGCCGCCCAGGCCGATCCGGTCCCGGGCCAGTACCGCGAGGTCGCGTTCACCGCCGGCCGCGCGTCCGTCCGCCTCCATCCGCTCAGGACCCACGCATGACCCCCTCGGACCTCGTCGACCAGGCCGTCGAGCTGCTCGCCCCCATGGTGGGCCAATCGAGCGACAGCTTCGGCACCGCCGCCGACGCCTTCGACGCCTACGCGGGGTCCGCCCCCTCCGCGATGCACGAGCGCATCGCCTCCGTCATCGCCAGCGAGTGCCGCTCGGCGTCCGAGTGCGTCCAGGTGCGGCGCGCCTTCCTCGAAGGATTCCGGCTGTGAAGTACTTCGCCCTGCTCCGCCGCTTGGTGGCCAAGCCCGCGCCCGTCCCGCCGGTGGCGACCACGGTCGTCTATCGCGGCGAGACCATCCTCTCGAACGGGTGCGGCCGCTGATGCCCCGCGCCTGCGCCTTGCTTCTCCTCGCCGGCATCGCGCTGGCGGCCCTCCAGCGTCGGCGTCCGGTTGCCGTCCACGCCGAGTGCGACCTGAGCACGTGGACCCTGCCCGACGGCACCACGCTTCACCTTTCGCCCACGGTGCACTGATGGCGAACACGGCCGCCCCCTCGCCGCCCCCGATCATCGAGGCTTGGCGCGTCGCGCTCATGGTGGCGATCGTCGGCGCCATCGTGCTGTGGGTCCATCTGCTGCCCGCGCCAGCGCACGCCGACGAGGCCGGGTTCCGCGCCGTGGTACTGGTCTGCCCGGCCGGCGTCGCGGGCCGGGACTGCTCGCGCGACAACGCCCTCGACATGGCCGTCCAGCCCGTCGCGATGGTCACCGCCTGCGCCCAGGTCGGCGCGGTGCTCGCCACGCACCTGAGCCTCGCCCCGGGTGAGACGCACAAGATCTCCTGCGAGCGTCGGAAGGGCTGATGCTGGTCCGGCCGCGCCCGCCCGAGGACCTCGTCGGCGATGCCGCCATCGACACGCTCACCCCGGTTCGCCCGGCCCACGACCTGCTCGCATGGATGCGCGCGACCTTCATCGATGAGGACGCGCCGCTTCTGAACGAGGACCACGTCCACCTGCGCAGCGCGCGGCTCGGCGTGCTCTGGTGTGCCGTGCCGAACGCTCGCCAGGGCAACGCCGTGGTCGGCATGTGCGAGACGACCGCGTTCATGGGGAATCGCTGGGCCAAGGCCCGGTTCGAGCAGCAGGTCACGGGCTGGTTCGGCTGGATGCCGCACTTCCTGCTGACCTTCGACGCCGATTACGCCGACCAGTGCAGCGACGCGACGTTTTGCAGCCTCGTCGAGCACGAGCTGTACCACGCCGGCCAGGCCAAGGGCCGGTGGGGCGCGCCGCGCTTCTCGAAGATGACCGGCGAGCCCGTGTTCGAGATCCCGGGCCACGACGTCGAGGAGTTCGTCGGTGTGGTGGCGCGCTACGGCGCGGGCCACGCGGCGGGCCAGACCGCCGCCCTGGTCGAGGCCGCCAACCGGGCGCCCATCGTGTGCGAGGCGGAGATCGCGGGCGCCTGTGGCACCTGCGGGCGCTCCCTGACCGGACATTGACATCGCCATGGCGCAGAACGGCCTCCCCGACGAGGTGAAAACCTTCGTCGTTCAGCAGCTTGCGTGCTTCGAGACCCCCTCCGAGGTCGCCAAGTCGGTCAAGGAAGAATTTGGCCTCGAGGTGTCCCGGCAGGCGGTCGAGGCGTACGACCCTGGCAAGCGCGCCGGGGCCTCGCTGTCCGAGGAATTTCGCGCTCTGTTCGCGATCACGCGCGAGGCCTTCCTCGCGGACACGGCGGCGATCGGCATCTCGCATAAGGTGGTCCGGCTGCGCACGCTGGCCCGGCTCGCCGAAAAGGCCGAGCGGGCCGGCAACATGGTCTTGGTCGCCTCGCTCCTCGAGCAGGTCGCCAAGGAATGCGGCGACGCCTTCACGAACAAGCGCCAGGTGGAGAACACCGGCAAGGATGGCGCCCCGCTGATCGACGGTGGAATCACCGTGACGTTCGTCCGGCCGGCGCCGGTGCCCGATGCAGGTTGAGTTTCCGGAGAAGCTCGACTTCCTCTTCGAGCCGGCCCGCTACAAGGTCGCCTACGGGGGGCGAGGCGGGGCGAAGTCCTGGGGCTTCGGCCGCGCCCTGCTGCTGCTCGGCGCGCAGCGGCCCTTGCGCATCCTCTGCGCCCGCGAGTTCCAGAACTCGATCGCGGAGTCGGCGCACGCCCTGCTCGCGCAGCAGGTCGACCTCCTCGGCCTGTCCGACTACTTCGACACCCAGGAAAAGCGGATCCTCGGGACCAACGGGACCGAGTTCATCTTCAAGGGGCTCCGGCACAACGTCGCCTCGGTGAAGTCGACCGAAGGCGTGGACATCTGCTGGGTCGAGGAGGCCCGCACCGTTTCGAAGGCCTCCTGGGACGTTCTGGTCCCGACGATCCGCAAGCCGGGCTCGGAAATCTGGATCAGCTTCAACACCGAGCTGGCGGAGGACGAGACCTACAAGCGGTTCGTAAGGACGCCGCCGACCGGGGCCCGCGTGGTCAAGATCGGCTGGGAGGATAACCCCTGGTTCCCCGACGTCCTGCGCCAGGAAGCCCTCGACCTGAAGGCGCGCGACCCGATCGCCTACGAGACGGTCTGGGGCGGCAACTGCAAGCAGGTCCTCGACGGCGCGATCTACGCGAACGAGATCCTGGCCGCCAGCGGTGCCAGCCCCAGCCGCTTCGGCAAGGTGCCGTTCGATCCGTCGAAGCCCGTGCACACGTTCTGGGACTTGGGACGGGCGGATAAGACCGCGATCTGGTTCGCCCAGGTCGTCGGGTTCGAATTCCGGCTGATCGCCTATTACGAGAACCGTGGCCACGCGCTGCAGCACTACATCGACTACCTGCGGACCGTCGCCGAGGAGCGCCAGTACGTCTACGGCGAGCACTGGCTGCCGCACGATGCACGCAACGAGCTCCTCGCCTCGAAGCGCACCATCGAACAGCAGATGTGGGACGCGGGTCACCGGGTCCGCATCGTCCCCAAGCTCACCGTGGCCGCCGGCATCGACGCGGCGCGCCTCCTGTTCGCTCGGTGCTGGTTCGACGAGGACCTGTGCGCCGACGGCCTGCAGGCGCTGAGGAACTATCGCTACGACGTCGACCCGGCCACGCAGCAGTTCTCCAAGAACCCGCTGCACGATTGGGCCAGCCACGGCGCCGACGCCTTCCGGTACTTCGCGGTCGCGATCGCCGAGCCGCAGGCCCCGCCGAAGCCGCTGGACGGCCCGAACGACCGCTACGCGCGCCGACGGCGCAGCGACGCCAAACCATCAGGATCGGCATGGGCAGCATGACGGACACAGACGCCGATCGCAGCGCCGTGGCCGGCGACGAAACCGACGCCCGCGAGAAGCAGGACCTCGACCGCGAGGCCCTCTATCTCCGGCTCAAGGGCTGGTTCCGCGTGGACCGCGACGCCTCCTCGAAGTGGCGCGAGGAGGCCCGCATCGACTTCGACATGACGGCCGGGCGGCAGTGGTCGGCGGCCGATAGGGCCGTCCTCGAGGAGCAGGGCCGCCCGCCGATCACCTTCGACCGCACCCTGCCGATCATCAAGGCCGTGGCCGGCTCCCAGGTGAACAGCCGCCTCGACATCCAGTACCTGCCCCGCGAGATCGGGGACACGGCGCTGAACGAGGTCCTGACCGAGGGGTCGCGCTACCTCGCCGCCGAGGCCGAGGCGGAGGACGAGGAATCGGACGCCTTCATCGACTTGGTGACGTGCGGCATGGGCTGGGTCGAGATGCGGCTCTGCTACGAGACCAACCCGGACGGCGCCTACGTCGAGGACCGGGTCAACCCGCTTGAGATGATTTGGGACGCCTCGGCAACAAAACGCAATCTCTCGGACGCCCGCCGCTTCTTCCGGGCCAAGTCGATGGACCGCGCCGAGGCCGAGGCGATGTTCCCCGACGCCGACCCGGCCGACCTCGATGCGGCCTGGGCTGAGGACCGCGACGGCGACGGCCCGCACGCTCAGATCCAGCCCGGCCAGCGCCGTTCTGACCGGCCCGCCTCCGCCGACGAGGGCACCGCCCGCGTGACGATCGTCGAGGCGGTGTGGTGGGAGCGCAAGCGCGTCGCCACCGTCACCGACCCGGGCACGGGCGAGACCGTCGAGATGGACGACGCGCAGGCCTCCACGCTTGAGCGCCGCGCCGCCGCCCTCGGCATGGAGATCCAAGTCCAGCGTCGGATGAAGCGGGTGTACCGCCGGGCCTTCCTGGGCAACGTCATACTGGCCGAGACGCCCTCGCCTGCCGGCGACCGCTTCCATTACGCCTGCATGACGGGTGACCGCGACCAGAACCAGAACTCGTGGTTCGGCATCGTGCGGCCGATGCGTGATCCGCAGCGCTACGCGAACAAGTGGCTTAGCCAGACCCTCGATATGCTCAACCGCCAGGCCAAGGGCGGGCTGCTCATGGAAAAGGGCGCCGTCTCGGATCAGGCGCAGTTCGAGGAAAGCTACGCTAAGGCCGGTGCCATCTCCTGGGTCGAGGATGGCACGCTGATGAGCGGCCGGATGAAGGAGAAGCCGCTGCCGACCCTGCCGGCCGGGCACTACCAGCTCATGGAGTTCGCGATCATGTCGATCCGCGATTCCTCAGGGGTGAACCTGGAGCTGATGGGCCAGAAGCAGCAGGAGCAGGCCGGCGTGCTGGAGTACCAGCGCAAACAGGCCGCCATGACGATGCTGGCCAGCCTGTTCGACTCCCTGCGCCGGGCCCGCAAGCACATCGGGCAGGTGCGCCTCTACCTGATCCAGAACTTCCTCTCGGACGGGCGCTTGGTGCGCATCATGGGTGACGGCGTGACGAAGGTCGTGCCGATGCTCCGTGATCAGACGGCCGGCGACTACGACGTCATCATCGACGACGCACCGTCCGCGCCGAACCAGCAGCAGGTGGTGTGGCAGACGTTCACCTCGGTGCTGCCGATCATCAAGGACATGATCACGCCGCAGGTTCTCCTCGAGGTCCTGCCCTACTCGCCCTTCCCGGCCTCGTTCGTCGCGAAGATGCGCGAGCTGCTCGCCCAGGCACCGACCGATCCGCAGGCCGAACAGCAGCAGCAGATAGCGGTCCAGACCGCCGTGGCGAAGATCCAGGACCTCACCGCCGGCGCCGCGCTCAAGAACGCCAAGGCCGGGCGCGAGGCAGCCCTGACCCAAGGCGACCACATCGACGGCTTCGCGAAGGTGGCGGCCCTCGCCGCTCCGCCCGAGCAGCCCGCATCGGCCTTCGCGGCCTGATCCCTCTCCCGCGCGGCCGGTAGCGCTCCACCGGCTTTCGTACCCTTCACGTCACGAGGACACCCATGAACGACGGTTTCACCAGCAGCGACGACGCCTTCACCGCCGACGAGGAGGCCGCCTGGGGCGCCATGTCGTCCGGCGAGGCCGCTCCGGAGCCTGCCAGCGCCCCTGCGCCGGCCGCCGGTGGCGAAGCCGCTCCGACGCCTGCGGCGCCTGCTGCTGCCCCTGCTGGCGAGGCTGCGGCCCCCGGCGACGTCGTCGATCCGGACCTCGAAGAGGGCGGCGCCGATGAGAACAAGGGCAAATTCGTCCGTCATGGCGCATTCCACCAGGAGCGTGAGCGTCGGAAGGCCGTCGAGCGCGAGCGCGACGAGTTCCGGGTGACGCTGGCGCGCATGGAAGAGCGCTTCCGCATCATGAGCGAGGGTGGACAGGCCCCGGCCCAGCCCGGCGCCGCAGCGCCCCAGCCGCCGGCCGAGCCCGAGACGCCGCCCGATCCGAACGAGGACATCTTCGGCTATGCGAAGTACCTGGAGAAGCAGATCCAGGACATTCGCGCCGGCCAGACCCAGCTCACCGAGGCGCAGAAGACCGAGCAGGCTCAGCGCGTCGAGGCGACCCAGCGCAACGAGGTCCTGACCGCCTATCGCGGCGACGTGCAGCGGACGATCGCGGCCCAGCCCGAGTTCGCCCAGGCCTACGAGCACCTGTTCTCCGGCCGTATCGCCGAACTGCAGCTGCTCGGTGTGCCCGAGGCGGACGCGGTACAGGCCGTGCGCGAGGAAGAGTTCGGCATCGTGCAGGCCGCGATCCAGGCGGGCCAGTCCCCGGCCGCCCGGCTGATGCAGCTCGCCAAGCTGCGCGGCTTCGCGCCGAAGGCGGCAGAGCCGGCCGCGCCCGCCGCCCCGGCCGAAACGCCGGCGGAGAAGTCCGCCCGCATCGCCAAGGGCCAGGCCGCCTCGCTCTCACTCTCCTCGGCGGGCGGCACCCCGGCCGGCGAGCTCACCATTGAGATGCTCGCCAGCATGTCCGAATCTGACTTCGCCAAGATGGAGAAGGCCAACCCGGCGCGCGTCCGCGCCCTCATGGGGGGCTGATCCGATGCGGCGCGTCCTCGCAGCCGTCGCGTTGGCGGCATGTCTCCCGGCGCTGGCCCTCGCGGCTGGCCCGATGGAGACCAACCTCCTCGTTGACGGCGCGGGCGCGCCGATCGGGACCGGAGCGAACCCGCTCCAGGTCGGTGCGATCCCGTTCACGCGCTCGGCGAAGGCGTTCGCGCTTCCGGTCAGCACGACGCCCCAGACCTACGCCATCCTACAGCCGGCGGGTTCGTCCGCCTATCGCGGGATCAACCCCTGCACGGTCGACGTCGTGATCACCTCGGTTGCGGCCACGGTGCCGGTGACGACCCAGCCCGTCACGATGGGCGGCGCGACCATTCCGAACGTCCTGCGCGTCACCTCGCCGACGGATTCGGTGAACCAGTTCGAGGACACGCTCTTCCTGTCGCGGTCCGGGCGCACGCTCAGCAGCACGGCGAACCCGATGGGCGGGCAGGTCCGCTACGTCTCCATCATGGCCCTGGCGGACCCCGGCACGACCCCGTGCGCGTTCCGGCTGCACTACGGGAACAACAACTAATGCGCCTCCTGCTTGCCCTGGCGCTCGCGTCCGGGCTCGCCCTCGCGCCCGCATTCGCGGAGGACGAGGGTTCGCCGGGTATGGGGCCGATGGGCCCGATGGGTCCGACCGGTGCCGTTGGTCCGGCCGGCCCCAAGGGTGAGGCAGGGCCCAAGGGCGACCAGGGCGCCGTCGGTCAGGCCGGTCCGAAGGGCGATGCGGGCTCGGCGGGTTCGCCCGGCGCGGCCGGTCAGCAGGGCATCCAGGGCGTCCCCGGCAAGGATGGCGCGGCGGGTGCGGCTGGCGCGAAGGGCGAAACCGGCCTCCAGGGCGCCACCGGGGCAGCCGGCGCCAGTATCACGGGTCCGCAAGGACCGTCCGGCCCGGCCGGTGCCCCGAAGCGCGTCGAGCGCTACACCGCCACGACCAACGCCAGCGGCTCCGCCTCGTACACCTGGACCGCCTGCACCTCGGCGCCCGACGTCGATGTCATTCTCGGCTGGACCACCGGCACGCCGGCTCAGATGATCACCGGCGCGATCACCGCGTCGACCAACGCGAGCGCCACCGCTGCCGTGAAGGTCAGCCAGGGCACCGTTCTCCTGTCGGGCAGCGCCTTCGCGACCGCGCCGGCCGGCACACCTCTCGCCATCCGCGTGATCTGCAACTGATCACGCGCGACAACCTCTTGACCCGACGGGCAAACCGCGCGCATTAGCTAGCCTGTCGCCAGCGCTGTGACGGTCCGCCCTCGGACCGCCCGTCGGCTCTTCCCAACGCCCCGATCCGACGCTCGTCCAAGGCCCGCCTCACCGCGGGCTTTTTGCGTTCGCCGGACCGGTTCGCCCGATCGCACGTCACGCGATCCGCCCGGCCGCGTCACAGCCTTCGCCTGACCCACGGCACGGGTCCCGTCCGACCACCGTCCCCAGCGGCACCATGGGGCCCGGCTTCCGTCCGCGCGGCGACGCACAGCCCGCAGAACCCCTCCCCCACGGAAACCTCAAGCCTCGAAGGCACCCCCATGTCCGTCACCCAGTATCCGCTGAACGACGCCCTCGCCGTGAAGCTGTGGTCGAAGAAGCTCGCCACGGAAGCCACCAAGGCCCTCGATATCGCCCCGCTCTTCGGCGAGGGCGACAAGGCCGTGATCCAGGTCAAGACCGAGACCCAGAAGGGCGTCGGCGACAAGATCACCTTCGGCCTGCGCATGCAGCTGAACGGCAACGGCTTCACCTCCTCGGACCGCGCCGAGGGCAACGGTGAGCAGCTGACCACGAACTCCGACGCGATCACCATCGAAGAGCTCGGCAATGTCGTCGGCATCCGCTCGAAGAATACGATCGACCAGCAGCGCGTGCCCTTCGACCTTCGCGAGCAGGCCCGTGCCGGCCTCGCCGACTGGTTCCAGCTGCGCACCTCGGTCTCGTTCTTCAACCACGCCTGCGGCTTCACCCCGGCCAACTTCGTCCAGGTCGACGGCTCGGGCGGCGTGAAGTTCACCGCCAACAACGCCGTGACGCCCTCGACCCGCGTCGTGCGCCCCAACGCCCGCGCCAACGACGGCGCCCTCGTCACCGGAGACATCTTCTCCCTCGACCTGATCGACTCGGCCGTCGAGATCGCGAAGACCGGCGGCAACGCGGGCGACGTGAAGATGCGTCCCGTCAGCGTCGACGGCATGGACGAGATGTGGGTCATGTACCTGCACCCGACCCAGGTCACGCAGCTGCGCCGCAACACCGGCCAGGGCCAGTGGCTCGACATCCAGAAGGCCGCGATGCAGGGCGGCGAGGTCACCAAGAACCCGATCTTCACGGGGGCCCTCGGCGTCTACAACAACGTCGTCCTGCGCGAGTCCCAGCAGGTCACCATGGGCGTTGCGCCCGACGGCAAGACGATCCTCCCGACCGTGCGCCGCGCCGTCCTGATGGGCGCCCAGGCGGCCACGGCGGCCTTCGGCAAGGGTGGCGGCACCGACAAGTACCGCTGGAACGAGGAACTGTACGACCACAAGCGCGAGCTCGAGGTCTCGGCCTGGGCGATCTGGGGTCTGAAGAAGACGACCTACAACAACCGCGACTTCGCGGTGATCGTCATCCCGACCTACGCCGTCAACGCCGGCTGATCGCAGCCCTGACCGATCCTGACCGATCCTGATGCGCGGGCCGGCCCCGGCCGCCTGCGCGTCTCCCCCTCCATCCTGATCGAAAGGGGCCCGCCATGGCCACCAACACCAATCCGACCAAGCCGCCCGTCCGCTCTCTCCTGCACGGTCAGGTCGGCGAGCTTCGCGCTCGAGTGCGCTTCGACGACCTCCTCGCCTCCGGCGTGCCGATGAAGAACGCCTTCCCGGCCGGCGCCATCATCACCCGCACGACCATCGTGGTGACCCAGGCCTTCAACGCCGGCACGACCAACCCCCTCGTGGTCGGATCGACGCCCGGCGGCAATGACCTCGTCGCGGCCACGGATTCGGTCGCCCAGACCGTCGGCGTGAAGCGGCCCGACACCGCCACGGCGCTCGGCCAGCTTACCGCCGACACCGTGCCGTACGTCGCCTACGTGCCCACCGGCGCCGCGCCGACCGCGGGCGTGGCCGACATCGTGTTCGAGTACGTCGCGCCGCGCGCCTGAGCGGCCCGGTGAACCTGACCTACTGGACCCTGCACGCCGCGGCGGTCCTGGCGGCGGAGCCTGAAGCCCCGCCGTCGCCCTCCCCATCCGCTGATCCGAGGCCCGCCGATGCCGAACGCGCAAGGGAAGCCGACGTTCGGCGACCTCCTCGACGAGATCGCGAACGACATCGCCCGGGCGGATCTCGACGCGCAGATCGCAACCGCGATTGACCGGGCCATCCGGCACTACCAGCCGGAGCGCTTCACCTTCAACGAGCGGATCCTGACCTTCCAGACGATCCCCGGCGCCGACGTCTACGGGGGCGGGGATGCGACGGAGATCCCAGCGCTGCTCGCGATCGACAGCGTGATGCGCATCGAGAACGAGCAGACCTATCCCCTAACGCGCATCGCCGAGACCGCGATCGAGCGCCTCGACGATGCGCGCAGCGCCTCGCAGCCCTGCGCCTACTCGTACTTCGACCGCGCCATTCGGCTTTGGCCCATGCCCTCCGAGGCATGGACCATCCGCCTTGCCGCGCATGTCGAGGTTCCGGCACCGACCGACCGCGACGAGACCTCGCCGTGGGTCGATGAGGCCTCCGACCTGATCGCGGCCCGCGCCAAGCGGCACCTCGGGTTCAACGTCCTGCGCGACGTCGCCATGGGCAAAGTGCAGGAAGCCCTCGCCGACGAAGCCTTCCGGTCCCTCCGGGGCCGAGCCAACCGCATCGCCTCGTCCGGACAGGTCCGGGCCTACCACCTCTGACCCGGAGCCTGCACAATGGCCGACCCGACCCGCATCACCGACTATCCCTCGCTGCTCACCAACGTCGAGAACTACCTCGCGCGTGATGATCTGCAGTCCTTTGCCGCGACCTTCGTGCAGATGGCCGAGGATCGATTCAACACCGACCTCAAGGTCGTGGACATGCACAAGGCGACGGGCGACGTCACGATCAACGATGACGGTGTCGCTCAGCCTGCCGACTTCGTGGATTGGGTCGCGGTGCGCTGGAAGCCGGTTGCCGGCTCGGTACAGCGCCCGCTCTATCTGGCCTACCGCGAGCCCGACAGTCCGGAGTTCCGCCATCGCCATCGGCCGTCCGGCGTGCCGCAGTTCTACACCCTGCTCGCGGGGCGGGTGGTGGTTACCCCGCCGATCCCCGGCACGCTCAACCTGACCTATTACGCGCGCCTGCCGTCACTGACCGTAGACACGCCGACCAACTGGCTGATCCAGAAGGCGCCGATGGTCTACCTCTACGGCACCCTGCTGGAGGCCATGCTCTTCCAGAAGGACGAGGAGCGCGCGGCCCAGTGGTTCGGCTTGCTCGACAAGCGCCTCGCCGCGGTGTTCGGCGCGGGCGACACGCAGAAGACGGCCACGCGCACTGCTCGCACGGCCACCGATGTCGCCGAGGCGACGGCCGCTAAGGCGATCAACTAAGCCATGGCCGAGGCCGCCCGCGTCGCCCTGGCCCCGTTTGCCCCGGACGTGGCCACGCTCGACGCCTCGGTCTCGGCCGTGGCGCGCAACGTGATGCCGCGCGCCGATGGCTGGGGCCCGTTCGCGTCGCCCGTGGCCATCTCTGCCGCGCTTCCGGCCGGATGCCGCGGCGCAATCGAGGTGAAGTCGCCCGCCTTCGGGTTCTCCAGCTACTTCGCCGGCACGGCCACGCAGCTGTTCCGGTACAACGCTGGGACGGGCGTCTGGGATGACGTCTCCCGCGAGGGCGGTACCTATTCGGTGCCGCCGGGCGATTACTGGTCCTTCGCGATCTACGGCAACCGGCTCCTGGCGTGCAGCCTCGGTACGCCCGTGCAGGTCATCAACATCGACAACGGCCGGCGCTTCGCGGCGCTGGACGGCAACCCGCCCCGGGCCCGGCACATGGGCGTGGTGGGCGAGTTCGTCGTGCTGGCCGGCCTCGCCTCCGACCCCAACGCGGTGCAGTGGTCGGATCTCGGCGACATCGAGTTCTGGCAGCCGGGCGTCGGCAACGGCCACACTTCGGACCTGCAGATTTTCCCCGACGGCGGCGCGGTGACCGGGTTCGCCGGCGGCGAGTTCGGCATCGTGTTCCAGGAGCGCGCCATCCGGCGCATGGTGTTCTCGCCCGGCTCGGCCGAGGTGTTCGGCTTCGAGGTCTTCGAGGAGAACCGCGGTGCCGTTGCGCCCTGGTCGCTGACAAAGGTCGGGGCACGGGTGTTCTTCCTCGACCGGGACGGCTTCTACGCGTTCCAGGGCGGCGCCTCGACGCCGATCGGCGCGGAGCGGGTGAACCGCTTCTTCGCGGGGCGGGTCGATCCGGATCAGCTCGCCTCGGTCGTGGCGATCCGCGACGTGGGCGGGCCGCGTGTGCTGTTTGCATACCGCAGCCTCGGCAGTTCGGCCGACCTCGGCGTCCTCGACGAGATCCTGCTCTACGACTGGCTACTCGACCGCTGGTCCTTCATCGGGCTGCCCGTGCGCTTCGGCATCGTGGCGGCGACCCTGCCCGTGTCGCTCGACGACATTCCGGGCTCGCTCGACGATCCGGGGCAGCTTTCCCTCGACGATCCGTCCTATGCCGGTGGCGCCCCGTCGCTCGGCGTCATCACCGCCGACAACCGCCTCGCATTGCTCAACGGCCCGAACCTCGAGGCGCTGTTCGAGACGGCGGAGGCGATGATCTCGCGGCCGAACCGGACCTTCGTGGACGCGGTCCGGCTCGACAGCGACGCCGACGACTGGCGCGTCGCGGTGGGCGGGCGCGAGGCGCCGTCGCAGTCCCGGCCGGTCGTGTACCGCACCGAGACCGGACCCACCGTCGAGCAGTTCGCGCCCTGCCGCTCCTCGGCCCGCTACCACCGCGCCCGGGTCCGCATCCCGGCCGGTACCGCCTGGAGCTACGCCTCCGCGATCGAGCCGCGCGCACGCGCCGAGGGCCTGCGATGATCGTCCCCGGCAAAGGCGAGAAGCGCCTCGACCGCGTCGTCCAGGCGCTCAGCGATCTTGCGCAGGGCGGGACCAACGCGCTCGGCCGGTCCGACGTGATCCTGGTACCGGGCGAGACCGAGACGCGGGTCGACGATCCGCTCTGCTCGGACGGTGCCCTGGTGACCTTCGCGCCGCTGTCCGCCTCGGCGGCAGCCGCCGGCACCTTCCTAAAATCCACGGCGCGCGGCGCCTTCGTGCTCGGCCATGCCGTGTCCGACGCGACCGACCGCGTGCTCCGCTACGAGATCCGGCGGCCCTGATGCGTCTTGTCATCTGCGATCTGAACCCCGCCGTTCCCTGCGAGGCAGAGAACCAGGCGCTCGCGCGTGGCCTTCAGGCGGTGACGGGCCACATCGGCGACATCCTGATGCTGCCGGCCGATGCCATAGTGTCGCCCGCCAACAGCTTCGGCATGATGGATGGCGGGATCGACCTCGCTTACTCGCGCAAATGGGGCTGGGGCGTGCAGGCCGCGCTCCAGGCGGAGATCCGGAAGCGCCCGCTCGGCGAGCTGCTCGTCGGCGAGGCGCTGGTGATCCCGACCGGGGATGCCGGGCAGCCCTTCATGATTTCGGCGCCGACCATGCGGCTGCCGACCCCGATCCACGACCCAGCCGACGTCTACCTCGCCAGCAAGGCCGCCTTCCTCGCGGCGCGTGACCATGGATTCGATCGGGTCGTGATGCCCGGCATGGGCACGCTGACCGGCCGTGTCCCCGCCGGCCTCGCGGTGCGCCTGATGCTCGACGCCTTCCAATCGGTGTTCCCCGCCTGATGCGGTTTGTCTCCATCCCGACGGACGCCTGCGCGGAGGTCTGGTTCCTCGTCGACGGCTTCATGCGCCGCGCCTGCGAGCGGGGTGTCGGCGACATTTCGGCCGACAGCCTGCGCGCTGAATGCATGTCCGGCGAGGCCCGGCTCATCGCGATCCAGGACGGCGATTCCCTCTGCGCCGCAGCCGTCGCCCGCTTCTGCATCCAGGCGGATCAGACCCTCGCCTGCGAACTCGTGGCGTGTGGCGGCGGCTCGCTGCGCGCGTGGCGGCACGTCATCCCCGATTTCGAGGACTGGGCCCGCTTCCACGGCGCGAAGACCGTGCGGCTGTGCGGCCGGCCCGGCTGGGAACGCATCTTCCGTGGGTATCGCCGGCGCCCGCTCGTCTCTCTCGTGAAGGACCTCTGACATGCCCGGCGGCGGAACGAAGACGACCACCCAGACAACCAACTCGAAGACCGATCCGTACGCCGCCGCGGTCCCGTCGCTGCAGAAGATCATCGACGCGGGCAACACCGCATACGACTCGGGCGTCGGCTCGCAGGTCTACGGCGGCCAGCGCGTGGCCGGGCTCGGCGCGACGACGACGTCCGGCCTCGACAGCATGAAGGCGGCGGCGGGCGGCACGACGGGCGCGACGCAGGCCGGGATCGGCCTCGTGGGTGACCTCGTGAAGTCCGGCGGCTCGACCGCCGCGACCCAGAGCGCGCTCTCCGGCCTGATGGGCGTCCCCGGCGTCGACACCTCGGGCGTGGCCTCGGCCGAGTCGCGCATGGCCGACCCGAACAGCACCGGCGCCACGGTGGGCAAGGGCCTCGCCTCCGGCGCCTACGCGCTCGACGGCTCGGGGTATGCCGGCCTGCTCGGCGATGTCGGCTCCACGACGCAGACGCAGCGCTCGCTCCAGGACGTGGCCGACGGCAAGTACCTCGGCGGGGCGAACCCCTACCTCGACGACATCATCGACCGATCCTCGAACGAGGCCGCGTCGTCGGTTGCCCAGAAGTTCGCCGCGTCGGGCCGGTACGGCTCTGGGCGCTTTGCGGCGGCCACGGCCGATGCTGTCGCGAACGTCGGCACCCAGGCGCGCTACCAGGACTACGAGGCCGAGCGCGGCCGGCAGGCGCAGGCCGCCACGGCGATCGACAGCACCTCGAACGCGCTCACCGGCATCCGCTCGGGACTGCTCGGCGAAATGAACAACGTGCGCAGCGGCAACGCCGCCCAGGCTGTGACCGGCGCCGGCCTCGCCTCCGGGGCGGACGCCGCCGCGCTGACCGGCGCCTCGGCCCTCGCTAGCGTCGAGCAGTCGAACAACGCCCAGAGCCTCGCCCAGGCCGGCACCGCGCTGTCCTCGGCACAGGGCGACCGCGCCGCGGCGCTCGGCAGTCTCGCGCAGATCCCCGGCCTACAGGATCAGCTTCTCCAACCCGGACGCACCGTTGCTGCTGTCGGCGCCGTCGAGGACGAGGCGCGGCAGAAAGAACTCGCGGCAGCGCAGGACGTGTTCAACGAGACCCAGGCCCAGCCCTGGAACCAGATCGGGCTCCTGTCGCAGCTTGCGCTCCCCGTGGCGGCCTCGGGCAACACGTCGAGCGGCACCACCACGGTGAAGCAGCCGCAGCCCTCGCTTCTGCAGCAGCTGCTCGGCGGCGGCCTCGCCATCGCCGGCACCGCATCGAAGTTCTACAGCCCGACCTGAGGTCAGCGCGATGGCATCTGGCCTCGAAGGCTTTCCCGGGGCGTACCCGCTCGGGTTCACGCCGCGCCGCTCGGTCGTGGACCCAGTCACGGGGCGGGCCGTCGTCACGTCGGCGCCGACTGGCGCAGTTCGGCAGCGCGGCTCCGTCCTGCCGGTTGGGCGCGACGACAGCGGCGCCCTGGTCCCGGCCGTGCCGCAGGGCCTGTTCGACGCGATCGACGCGGCCCGCTTCCCCGGGCAGGTTCTGCGCGGCGAAAAGGGCGTGTTCGATCCGGCCACCGGCCATACCTCGGACGAGGCGCTGGGCGCCGCCACGGGGCTCGCCGGTCTCGCGATGACGGGCTCGATGCCGTTCAAGGCGCCCAAGGGCGCCCTCCGGTCGTTCGGCGGCGCGGCGGCGGCGGACGATCCCTTCGCGGCGCTCGAGGCAGGCCTCGCCGCCGGCATGAAAGACGTCACGCCCGACGTTCGGCTCCCCTCGCGGGTCGACCCGGGCGCGAAATCCTGGGACCTGTACCACGGCTCGACCGGCGGCCCGGACTTCGCGCGCTTCGACCCGAACCACAGCAAGGCGCCGGGCCACAGCGAGGGCGGGGCGCTGTTCCTGTCGCCCGACCCCGACACAGCCGATTTCTACGCGAACGGCTCCGGTGCGGGCGTCCAGGCGGGCCCCCGGGTGTTCAGGACCACGGTCGACCCGGGCCGCACCAAGGTGTTCGACCTGCCCGAGATGATTGAGGCGGACCCGGCGCTGGGCGAGCGGGCGCGGTCCGTCTACCTCGCCGAGCGCGGCACGCCGCCGACCCCGGCCGACATCGCCAGCGCGGACAGCCTGCGCGAGGCCTACCGCACCGACTTCGTCGCCAGCCGGGCCCGCGATCGCGAGATCAATGCCCAGCTCACCGAATACGGGATGGAGCCCACCGCCACGACCGGCGCCACGTACGGGCACGGCTACCTCGGCGCGGTGATCCAGATGGCCAAGGAGCAGGGCCTCGACACGGCGGTGATCCGGGGCCTTGCCGAGCATGGCGGCGGCGACCAGGTCGTTGCGCTCACCCCGGGCCGGGTCCGCAGCTTCTACAGCCCCGACCAGGTCCTCTACAGCGGCGGCCGCGGCGGATCGCCGGCGGGAACCACCGCGCTGGCCGCGCCGAACCCTACGCAGGCCGCCCCCATCAATGAACAGGATCAGCCGATGAGCGCAGGTATCCCCTTCGGCCTTCCGAGCGAGATGAGCCCCGAGGATCTCGCCCGCATGTTCAGCCGGATGCCGATGGGCGCACCGCAGTCCTTCGCGGGCACATCCGGCACCATCATGGCTCCGGAGCCGGAAGCGGCTGCGCCATCCACCGCCCCTGCCCCGCTATCGCTGCGCATCCCGCCGCGCGCGGCCGAGGCGCCAGCCGTGGCAGAGCAGATGCCGGCCCCGTCGATCCCCACCGCACGCGGGCTGGTGGGCTCGCCCATGCCGCCGCCCCGCCCGTCGGACCTTAGCGCTCCCGCTGATCTGCCGGCGCCCGGCGCGGTGCCGACCTCCGGAAACTTTCCGACCCTGACAGCCTCACCGGCATCGGCGCCTCTGTCGCTTACCCCGAAGCCCGCCGCTCCTGCGTCGGCCCCTCCGGACGAAGGCTTCGATTTCGGGGGCGCGATGAAGCGCTTCACTGATAGGGGCGGCGGCGACCTCCTCATCGGGCTTGGCACCGGCCTGATGACCACGCGCGGCGTCGGACCGGCGCTGGCGGCGGGCTTCCAGAACGCCCAGCGGGCGGAACAGCAGCGCGCCGTAACCGGCCTGGCGCAGGCCGAGCTTGGGCTGAAGCAGCGTAAGCTCGCGCAGGAGACCCAGGCGCTCGGTGGCAACGCCGTGATCATCAAGCGCGCTTTCCCGAACCTATCGGAATCAGAGGCGATCGCGGCCGGCTCGAACAGCGGGCAGGTCTCGGAGGCGCTCAAGATCCTACGTGACCCGACGCACGGCACCGGCGTGTCCCGCGTCACGGTTGGCGGCAACATCTACGAGCTGAAGCCCGGGGAGCGGCCCAGCGCCTCGACCCTGATCGGACCGGCAGAGGCAGGTGCGGATACCATCCGCGCCAAGGCTCAGGCCCAGGCGGAGGGAGCGGCGGCCGGTAAACCCGACGAGACCTTCACGCTGATCCCCGAAGCGGAGCGCGCCTCTCTCGGCCTTCCGGCCGGCTCCTACCAGCGGGACAGCAAGGGCAAGGTTTCGTCGGTGAATCCGACCGGCACTACCATTAACATGGGAGCGGAAAAGGCCCAGGACGCCGTGGTCGGCAAGGGCTACGGCGAGTTGCAGCTCGACATGGCCACGAAGGGCCGGAACGCCGGCTCGACCCTCAACACCCTGTCCCTGATGGAACAGGCGATGAAGGCGCCGGGCTTCTACTCCGGCTTCGGGGGAGAGTCGGCCAAGCGCGCGAACCAGATCCTCGGTGCGCTCGGCGTGAAGGACGCTCGCGCCGCCTCCCCGGCGGAGGTCTTCGACGCGCTATCGAACAAGGTGGTGCTCGACGGCCTGGGCGGCTCGCTCGGCCCTGGCATCTCGAACACGGACCGCGACTACATCGCCCGGACCGCACCGACCCTGGCGCAATCCGAGCAGGGAAACCGCGACCTCATCGGTGTGGCGCGGTCCCTGGCGCAGCGCCAGCAGGTCGTCTCGAAGCTGGCCCGGGACTATGCCGCGAAGAACGGCGGTCGCCTCGATGCCGGATTCGATCAGGCCCTGGACGAGTTCGCCGCGCAGAACCCACTCTTTCCGCAAGCCCGCGCGGGCGAGGCCGCGTCCGCTCCGAAGGAACCGCCGCAGGGCGCTCCGCAGGGTGCGCGCCAGGCGCCGGACGGCTTCTGGTACGCTCCCGATCCGAGCCGGCCTGGCAAGTACCTCAAGGTGCAGTGATGAAGCTCGTCCCGGTCGATCACGATCCCTTCGCCGACGCTGCGCCCGCCGCGCCGCGCTTGGTGCCGGTGGATCACGACCCGTTCGCGCCGGCCGACAGCGTCGTAGACCGCCCGTCGGCCGCCCTCCCAGGCGACGGCGCCGCGGCGATCGGCCGGGGCCTCATCAACGGCGTGCCGGTGGCGGGCCCGTACCTGCTCGGCGGTGTGAACCGGGCCGTCGCGGCGGTCCGCGCCCTCCAGAACGGTACGACCTTCCCCCAGGAGATGAAGAACGTCGAATCTTTCGGCGAGCGCACCGCGGCCGAGAACCCGAAAGCCTCTATGGCGGGCGAGATCGGCGGCGGCATCGCCGGGACCCTGCCCCTTGTGGCGGCGGCACCGGCAGCGTTCGGTGCAGGCGCGGGCGGGCTCGGTGTGCGGACCCTCGCCTCCACGGTGAGCGGTGCGGCGCTTGGGGCGGCCGATTCCGCCGTCCGCAGCGATGGAAACCTCGAGGACGTGAAGCTCGGCGCCGCGCTCGGCGGTGGATTCGGTCTCGCCGGACCCGTCATCGGCCACGGCGTCGGCAAGGTCGTCAGCGCGCTGCGCGGCGGCGAGCCCGGGGAGGCCGTGATCCGCGAGGCGATCCAGGGCATCCCGGAGAAAGACCTTGCCTCGGCACAGCACCTCCTCGATCAGGGCCGTGCGCTGCCGGGCGGCGGCGTGCCGCTGAGCCTGGACGAGGCCGTGAACGCGGTCACGGGCGGGCAGGCCTCGCGCTTGTCTCAGGTCGCGCGCGTCGTCGCCAATTCCGGCGGTGAGGGCGGCCGGCTCATGAACCAGTTCTATGCGGCACGTCCCGCTGCGGTCGACAACGCGGCACGCTCGGCCTTCGAGACGATCGCGCCGCAGAACCTCGCGCCGTCGAGCCTGGGCGTCGACCTCCAGGGCGCAGCCCGGGCCGGCGTGGCGCAGACGCCCGAGGGCATGGCGCTGACCCAGGCCCGCGCCGCCGTAGGCCCGCGCGTGACGGACGACGCGGCAGGGCAAGTCATCCAGCCCGAGATGCGGCGCGTCGCCGATGCGCGCGAGGCGGCCCGCAAGGCTCAGGCCGATATCGAGTACGGGGCCGCCAAGGCTTCACCGGAGAATGTCGGCATCGAGCGCATGGTCGCGGTGGAGCGGCCAGGCGAGCCGATCGTCACGCAGCCGGCCTACTCACGCCCGCAGTTCGGCGCCGATGCGCCGCGCCCGGCCGAGCCCTTCCAGGCCCCGGGCGCGGCGGCGGCCGAGCCGGGCCCGGAAAGCCTCGCGCGGTTCATTGCCCGGAACGGCGGGCTCGCCCTTGATGGTGAAGCCGCCGCGACCGACCTTCAGCGCTTCATGGTGCCTGGCGTCGGAAAGGTCGCGCGTCCGGACGGGAAGAGCCTCGACAGCTTCTGGCGCGAGCGCCTCATCGAGGAGGGGTATTTCCGGCCCGACGCCGACGGCGGCATGGCGCGGGACATCTCGTCCGAGCTCCTGCGCAAGCTCCAGAACGAACAGCGCGGCTTCCCCTCTTACCCGCTCGACAGCGCGGGTCGCTCCAAGGGTCGCGCAGGTGCGGGCCAGCAGGCCGACGAATACGCCAACGCCCGGTCCCTGGCGGAGGGCCGCCTCGACGAGGACCTGACCCGCGTCGGCGTCGATCCGAAGGGCGTGCATCCGGATATCCGCGAGCGCGTGGTCGGCGCCCTGATGCGCGGCGAGCAGGTCGACCCACTCGACGCCTACGAGCGCACCGTCGGCGCGATGAAGGGTCCGCTCGACCCCTACGTGAAGTCGACCACCGTCACGGAGCAGATCCCGGACGTCCGCTTCGGACAGGTGAATCCGCAGGCTGCCCTCGATGCTGTTGAGGGGCAGCTCCGCTCTGCCAAGGGTGATGTGCGCAGCGAGTTGATCCGCTTCCGCAACGATCTGTTCGGCGCCCATGGCCAAACGGATCTCACCATCGAAGGGCTGCTGAAGGCGCGTGAGCGTCAGGATTACCGCATCCAGGCAGCGCGCGAAGCCGGCGACGCCACGAAGGTGCGGGACCTCCAAATTGCGCGCTCCGCCCTCGACGGCCAGCTGAAGGGGGTCCCCGAGGTTGCTACGGCGGATGCCAACTTCGCAGCCAACTCGCGTCCGCTCGACCCGTTCACCGGCGACACGCCGCTGTCACGGGTCGTGAGGCAGGATCCGAACACGGGTCGCATGTCGACGCCGACCGAACAGGTCCCCTCACACCTCCAGGGTGCAACCGCGACGCGCGAGTTCGTTCAGAACGCGCCGCCCACGGCGCGCAAGGCCTACGAAGGCCATGTCGCAACCAAGATCCTGGACGGCGCCACCGACGCACGCGGAAACGTTGATGCGAACCGCCTGAACGAGGCGCTGCGCGATCAGGCCGACGTGCTCGGCCAGATGCCCGAGGTCTACCAGCGCCTCGAGGGCGTGGTGCGCGCCCGCGATGCCATGGTGCGGGTCGAGGCATCGCCGCTCGGACGGATCGCGCAGCAGCCGGACGTGGATGCCGCGATCCGTGCCGTGTTCCCGGCCAACCCGAAGCCCGGCAGTCAGGCCGAAGTCGCTACGGCAATGGGCGCCCTGGTTCGGAACCGCCCCTCGGCGGCGCGCGATCTGGCCCGCATCCACCTCGAATCCGTCTTCAACGAAGCGACGCAGCAGTCGAAGGGCGTCGCGTCGCAGTACGGCGGGGCCGGGTTCGCCTCGGCGGTTCGCGGCAACACGCAGCAGCGCCACAACCTTGAGTCCACGATCCGCGCGCTGCCCGAGGGCGAGACGATCTGGAAGGGGATGGACACCTTCCTGAGCACCCTGGAGGCGACCGGCTACCGGCCGAACAAGGGCTCGGACACGGCCTTCAATCAGGCGATTCAAGCGCAGCTTAAAAGCGGGAAGACCCCGATTGGGCAGGCCGTTTCCGATGTCGCAACCGGCGCGGCCGCAGGTGCCAGCGTCGGCGGGTTCTCCGGCGCGGCGGGCGGCGCACTGGTCGGGCTGAAGCGCGGCGCGGGCGATGCCATGCTCCAGGCGCGGATGATGGGCAACACCGAGGCCCTGGCGCGGCTCCTGACCGATCCGCGCGCCATGCCGGATCTGCGTGCGCTGGCGAAGTCTCCGCCCGGCAGCAAGAACGCCGAAGCGTTCACGCGCCGGCTGCTGCTACTGGCGAACGGCGGCGCGGCGCCGCTTCGCGAGGAACGCGCGAAGTAGGGGGCGGTAGGCGAAGAAAGCGCCGACGCACCAGGTTGCCACCATGGCGACGGTCACAGTGTCGGCGCCCAGAGCCCCGTTGAGCCATGCCAGGGCACTTGGCAGGCTGGCCCGCAGCAGCCAGCCAACCACAGCCATGGCGATGGTGAAGAGCAGCCAGCACAGGAAGACGTCACGGCGGGTCGGCATCCGGATCATCCCAGCTCAGGGTCTAACGACGGTGACGCATGCGGGCCGCCAAGCCAAGCACCCCGGCAATCCCGAGACATGCTCCTGCCAAGCCACCCGCTACGAAGTCGGCACTGTATCCCCCGTACTGGCCTTTCGCGACGAGAAAGGTGAGGCCAAGGCCTGCGATGGCAGCCGTCAGTCCCGCATGCCGAGATTGGCGCGACATGACAACGGAGCCGATTGCGATGAAGGCGTAGAAAGCAATCATGGCGGCGGACACCACGATGTGCTCAAGCCAACCACCATTCATGATTTGGACTGCATCGCCATGGCTCCTCGCGAGCCGCACGGTACGCAGGATGGCGCGGGGCCGTCGATAGCTCCAGAGCAACACAGGCGGGACGACAGCGCTCCGGAAATTTGCCGGACCTGAGGGTGCGCAACTTTCGTAGGCTCCGGCTGACGCGTCTGAACTGAACACTTGACCCGACGGGCAAAGCGCCCGAAACAGCCAACGTCGGGCGCTTCGCGCGCCGGACCCGCAGGGCCGCTCCGCAAGGGCGGCCTTTTGCGTTCCAGGAGACCGCCATGCCCGACGCGCGACGCGATGCCCTGATCGCTTCGGCGCAGCGTATCGGCGCCAACCCGCTCGATCTTGCGACGGTGATCTCCTACGAGACCGGCGGCACGTTCAACCCGAGCATTCGGGGCGGCGCCGGCAACCGTCACATCGGCCTGATCCAGTTCGGCGCGCCCGAGCAGCAGCGCTACGGTGCGGCGCAGGGCCAAAGCTTCGAGGAGCAGCTGCCGGCGGTCGAGGGCTACCTGACGGATCGCGGCTTCAAGCCGGGTATGGGCATCCTGGACCTGTACTCGACCATCAACGCGGGCCGCCCCGGGCGCTACAATGCCTCGGACGCGGGCAACGGCGGCGCGCCCGGCACCGTGGCCGACAAGGTCAACGACCAGATGGGCTCGCACCGCGCGAAGGCGGCGGCGTTCCTTGGGGGCGACTTCTCGCCCTTGATGCCGGGCGAGTCCATGCCCTCCGGTCGCGCGCCCTTCAGCTTGTCCGGCCCGGTCGGCAGCAGCGCGCCGGCCCCGACCATCCCGGACGCTCCTGCGAAGGCCGATAGCGGTCCGGATCTCGGCGCCATCATGAAGATGCTCGGCGCGGGCCAAGGCGCAGCGGCGCCCCAGGCGGGCGCGGAAGCTGCGCCCCTGCCCGCTCCAGCGCCCGCCCCGGCCCCGCGCCCGCAGGCCTTCGACGCCCGCAAGTTCTTCGCCCTGCTGCCCTCGCGCCGCTGACCCCCTACCCCTGATCCGCACGGACCGACCCGGACGCCTCGCGTCATCGGGGCCGGAGGCCTGCGCGTCGCCCCGAGGAACGCCATGACGGGCCTGATCCACTTCTCCACCGACGCGCAATCGAACGACCTCGGCGCGCCGCCGATCAACTGGTCCGAGGGCCAGCCGGCGAAGTCGGTGAACAACTCGGCCCGCGAGACCATGGCGGCGATCGCGCGCTGGCGCGACGACAACGCCGGCGGCCTGATCGCGAACCGCGGGGGCGGCGACGCCTACGCCGTCTCGACGAACCAGCTCTTCGACGCACCCTCGTTCGAACAAGCCCACACCCTGGCGTTCACGGTCTCAGCCGCGAACCAGGGCCCCGCTACCTTGGCCCCCGATGGCCTGGGCGCCCTTCCGATCCGGCGTCCAGGCAATCTCGATCTCGCCCCGGGCGACCTGCAGCCCGCCGTCATCTACCGAGTTGCGCGGCTTGGATCGTTCTACCTGATCCTCGGCTCGAACCTTGCCGAATGCGGCATGGTCGCGTCCTTCGCCTCGCCCACGGTACCGTCGGGCTGGCTGATCTGCGACGGGCGGGCGCTGTCGCGCACGACCTACGCGGCCCTATTCTCCCGGATCGGCGGGTACTACGGCAGCGACGATGCGGCCGGAACGTTCAGGCTGCCGGACCTGCGCGGCCGCACGGTTTTCGGTGCCGATGCCGGTGTCGGGCGTCTGACCGGCGCGGGTGGGCTCGGCGGCGCCCTCGGCTCGGTCGGCGGCGTCGAGGCCGTGACCCTCACCGAGGCGCAGCTCGCGGCGCACAGCCACACGGGCGAGGCGACCGGGCCGGCGGGCGGGCACGACCACGGCGGTAAGACCCAGGATGCGGGTCAGCACAGCCATGGTGGTGCCACAGCCAACGGCGGCGTTCACTCGCACGTCGGAACGACCGGCGACGGCGGCGCGCACACCCACACGGGCTCGACGGACAGCGCTGGCACGCACACCCATGGCGTCCAGTACCTGCGCCAGATGAACTACGCGACCAACGGCGCGTCGGGCGGCACCAACGCCCTGAATGCCGGCGATCCATCCGGCACCAACACCACCGGCATTACGGACGGGAACGGCGCGCACACGCACTCCGTAACCCTGACCGGCGCGCCGGCCCACCAGCACCCGCTCACGACGGCGGACTCGGCGGCTCACGCGCACACGATCCCGACCGAGAACGCGCACGCCCACGGGATCACCCGGGTGGACGATCACACCCACTCGCTGAACCTCGGCTCGGCCGGTGGCGGCCAGGCGCACACGAACATCCCGCCCGGCCTCGTCGTGACCTTCGCCATCAAGGCCTGACGCCCCCCTTCGCCTCGACTGCCTGTCCAGCCCGCCCGCCCGCCGCGCGCGGGCTTTTTCATGCCCGGAGCGCCCCCATGGGTCTGTTTTCGTGGGACCTGACGCCCGCCAAGAACGCGGTCGTCGATCCCCTCATCGCCGCACAGGACGGCGCCTCCGCCCGCGCCCTGCCCGCTACGATCCGCGCTTTCATGGCCGGGATGCGCCGGTTCACCGACGACGTCGGCGGTGCGATCACGACCACGGGGCGGCTGAACGCCTACGTCGTGACCACGAACTCGGGTATCTCCGACCTACGGGCCGGCCTTGCGCTGCTGATCCGGGCCGATCGCGACAACACCGCGGTCGCGACCCTCAACGTCGATGGGCTTGGCCCATTGCCGTGGGTCGATGCCGGCGGCGTTCCGCTCCAGCCCGGCCGCATCCTGAAGGACCGGTACTACGCCGTGTTCCTGGATCCGAAGGTGCCGGCCTGGCGTGTCCAGGCAGGTGCTTCGACCCTCGACGAGATCCCGGGCCTGATCGACTTACGCTCGACCGTGGCGGCGCAAGCCCTGGCCGTGGCGGCGGATGCAGCGAGCACGGCAGCGGACCGCACTGCGGTGGCGGCCGACCGCGTGACGATCGGCGCCGACAAGGCCGCGGCCGAAGCCGCGCGCAGCGGGGCACAGCTTGCACAGGCCGGCGCCGAGGCCGCACGGGACATCGTGCAGGGCGCAGTCGATGCCGCCAACGGGCTCTCAGGTCGCATCGATAGTGAGGCCGCACGCGCACGTCTCGGCGAGCGCCAGGCCAGCCCGAAGTTCATCGTCCTGCCCCGCAGCTTCGTCGGCTTGGGCGGCGGCAGCGTCGCCAACGGTTCGAACGGCTGGCGCGTGCCCACCGGCCAGGCCGGCTCCGGCTCGCTGCTGCGGGTGTACTGGGACCTGAAGCCCGATGAGGTCGCGCGCAATCTCGGCCGGCCCCTCGACTTCGTTGCCGAGCTGAAGACGACGATCGGCTTCGACAAGGCGTTCGTCGGTGCCGGCGGGGCGTCGGACACGCGCCTCGCCATCACGCCCGAGGGTATGCCGGCGGGCTTCACCGCCGCGCTCTACCTGACCGCTCAGGCCGACACGTACATTTTGGTCCTGTCCGGCGTCCTCACCGGACCCATCTCACAGATCGCCGCCAACGTGCTCGTGGCCGGCGGGGCGCGCCCCGTTACGGCCGACGCGAGCGTCAGCCTCAATCAGACCTTCTGGTACGCCAGCGACACGGGCGGCGCGTCCGACGTGGTCGCGGCCGGGAACGCGAACACCCTGCTCGCGGCCATGGGCTACACGGACGCGCTCGCCGCGATCACGGCCCCGCTGGAGGTCCTCGACCGTGAGGTCGTCCGCGCGAAGGCGGGCGAGACCACGGCGCGCACCCTGGCGGCCCCCAAGTTCTCGCTGGCCAACCGCCCTTTGGCGGTGATCGCGAATGGGTCCCAGTTCTTCGATGGGTTCACCTCCACCGGAGCAACGGAGGAAAGTGGTGGGTTCCGCATCCCGGCCGGACAGACGGGGCGCAACACGCAGGCTCGTGCGCGCTGCGTCCTCAAGCCCGGCGAGGCTGCCTTTCGAGCCGGTCGCCCGGCGCGCTTCGTTGCCACCTTCCGCACCTCCATCGACGTGCTGAACGCGGTCAAGGATGCGGCCGGCAACTCCGCGATCGCTTTCGTCGGGGAGGGCTCGGTCAACCCGGTGACGGTGCGGGCCTACGCGACGGCGCTCGACACGCTTTGCCTCGAAGGCGACGTGGTGTTCACCGGCGCCGAGACCCAGATCACCCTCGTCCTGCTGATTGCCGGTACGGCTGTGCCGTGTCCGGCCGACGTCACCGCCACCCTGATCTCGACGGAATGGTTCGTCTCCGACGCGACCGGCACCACCGATGTGCTCGACACCCGGCTTGGCCCCCTGCCGATGGCCGTGGGCGAGCTCATCAGCGTCTCGACGAACTTCTATTTGTCGCTGGCGAGCGGCGCCGCGGCTGCGTTCCAGGGGCGTGGCTTCCGCATCCCGACCGGGTCCAGCGGCAAGGGCACGGTCGTGGCGACGGAGGTCCCCCTGACCGGCCTGGATGCCGGGACGAAGGTTCGTCTGCGGTTCGCGTTCCAGACCTCCTCGGACATCGAGGCCACCACCGTCCTCTATAGCTACGGGACGACGGTCGACTTTGCGGACGGTTCGCAGGGCGGCGCCAGTCAGACGACGCTCGAGCGGACGGCCCCAGGCATCTATGAGGCGGATGTCGACTGCACGGTGGGCTTCGGCGCCAGGCAGCTGACCTACTATCTCGGCGTGGCCGAGGGCTCGGTCGCCGTGCCGGCCATCAAGATCGTCGCCCTGCGCCAGATCCGCATGGAGATCGTCTCGACGCCGGGCACGACCACGGCCTCGGCCCAGGTCCAGCGCTACGAGGAATCGGTGCGCTCGCGCATGCAGCACCGCCCAACCTATCGCGACAGCGTCACGGTGGCGGCGGACGGCTCGACCGACTTCCTGCGCGTGATGGCGGCGGCCGACGCGGTTCAGTTCGCCGCCTCGGCCGACGAGCCCAACACCGTGTTCGTGCGTGGGGGTGATGTGCAGGCCTGCACCGCCACCGCATCGATCAAGACGGCGAGTTTCGTGAACATCGTCGGTGTCGGACCCGCCGAGAGCAACAAGCTGCTCGGGCTGTTCCGGGACGATCAGACGAACCAGTACCTGATCCAGATCCTCGACCTGCGGACCAGTGGGGAGTTCAACGACCTCTGGTTCGAAGGGCGGAATATCCGCTACCCGTGGCACATCGAGAGCGGCAACTCGCGCGAGCGGGCGGTCCAGATCTTTCGGCGCTGCACGGTCATCCATCATGGCGCCACGACCTGGGTCAACACGACCGCGATCGGCGTCGGGCACCATGCCGGCAATCGGCAGACGTTCCTGTCCTGCACGGCGCTCAGCCCGACCTCGGCCTTCGGCTGCCACGACAACATCAACTGGAACGAGCCCGCCAGCGTGCTGTTCGAGGGTGGCTCGCTGACGGCGACGAACGATGACGGCACCTGCATCGACGCCACCAGCATGGGGTCGGGCCAGATCTCGACCATCACGGCGCGCGGCGTGACCCTCACGGGGTTTGTCAACCTCGGCTGTGTCTACACCATCCCCGGCGTGCTCCTCGAAAACCACCGGGCCAACCGCTACGGCTACCGGATCTCGCTCGCGGGCTGTTCGCCGGTCGATTGGATCGCGACCTGCAACGTTTCGTGCCTGGCGCTCGGATCGGTGGCAGGACCGACCTCGGCGGTGGCGTTCGACGGCCCCCTGTTCAAGGCGCTGTTCGGCCCGAACCCGGATGTGCGGCGCGGTGCGGCGGACTACCCGGCCGTGGCCTACAGCTTCCATGCGGTGGAGGTGCAGGACGGCGAGCCCGACCCCGGCGTCGGCCTCGGCCCCCGGCTCGGTGATCTCAGCGTAGCACCCTTGAGCGGCACGCTCGTGTTCGACGGCGGCGCTTCGATCACGCTGACGGCGGACAAGAACTACGCCGCCTTCAGCAACAGCGGCGTCATCAGCGACCTGAACGCGAAGCTCGCCACGGCGATGGGCGGCAGCACGGGCGGACGCATGTTCCGGCTGGCCAAGCCCTACCAGAACCGGGGCCCGGTCTATCAGCCGGACCGCGAGGGCAACGGCCTCAACGTCGACACGGCCACCATCCTGAAGGGCCATGCCCTGGCCTGGGTCGGTAAGAACGTGCGCCGGATGACGGGGGCCGACACGATCAACCGCTTCGCCGGTATCGCCCTGGACGATGCGATCCCCGGCGACAGCATCCGCTTCCAGCGCACGGGGTGGATCAACGACAAGCACCTGCTGTTCTCGGCCCTGCCCGCCTCCGTTGTCGACGACATCTTCGGCGTCGGGGCCACCCCGGGCATGCTCACCAAGGGCGCGGACCGGGGCCTGCTCCGGGTTCGTCAGGTCGCCACGCGCGGGCTGGTCTTCGAGATCCTGGACCCGAACCGTGCGGATGCCGGCGTGTTCTCGGCGGCCAAGGCCGCGCCCACCAACTTCACGATCATGGGGGACTACGAAGACTTCCTGCAGATGGACTTCGTCGCGACGGGGCGCACGCTCAGCGCCACGGCCGACCTCGCTTTCCTACAGAAGGGCTCCGCGCCCGTGCAGGGCCTGGCGAGGCTCAAGCTGACCGACGTCGGAACAGGTGCCGTACTCACGTTCGGGGCCACTCGAGGTGAAATCGCTGTTCCGAACGTCCTGTGCAAGCGCGGGGAGATCGGGCTCATCGCTCGCAACCTCCAGATCGGCGGGGCCTACCGCGTGACCGTTCAGGCCTATCGCGGCACGACGGACGGCAGCACCGAAGTGCATGACCAGTACCTGCAGGCCACCTGCGCCTGAACACTGAGCGCCGAACCGACCATCAACCTGCCAGCCGCCGCCCCCGGGCGGTTTTTTCATGCCCGGAGGGCGTCGCAATGATGCCCTCCGGTGATCGGGCGTGCACCGCCCCGCGCGGCTGACGTGCCGCCCTTCCTGGCCGCGCTGTGCGGTCTCTACCTCCTGCAGGGATGCCCCGACATGGATCTCTCCCCCATCGGCCGCGAGGCCTTGGAGAAGCGCGAAGGTTGCCGTCTGGAGGCCTACCGAGACAGCGTCGGCGTTTGGACGATTGCGTGCGGCGTCACCACCGCCTCAGGCCTGATCAAAGTGACCCCCGGGCTGCGGATCACCGAAGCGCAGGCCGACGACCTGAACGCCCGTGCCTTCGCGAAATACACCGGCTATGTCCGGGCCGCGATCGGCGACAAGCCCATCGCGCAGCACCAGTTCGACGCCTTTGTGTCGATCGTTTTCAACATCGGCCCGGGCGGCTTTCAGGGCTCGACCTTCCTGCGCAAGTTCATGGCCGGCGACCCGAAGGGCTGCGCGGACGCCATCCTGATGTGGAAGAAGCCGGCCGAGATCATCCCGCGCCGGCAGGCCGAGGCCGACCAGTTCCTCACGCCCTACGGCAAGGCCCTGCCGAAGGCGCGGCGCACGGATCGCACCCCGATCGCGGCGCCGGCGGTGGCCAAGCCAGCGGCGACGCCTGCGCCGGATCCGCTCGCTCCGATGACGGGGAAGTTCCCTCCTAGCGCTCCGATCTCCCCTCCTAAGGTCTCCACCCAGCCCGCCCCCACCGGCGGGCTTTCTTCTGCGCCCTCCCCGGCGCCGCTTGGCTTCTGGGCCCGGCTGCACGCCGCCCTCTCGCGAAAGGCAGCCTGACCATGACCGTGCTCGCCCGCCTCAACGCCCGCCTCGTCGGGTTCCGGATGATCCTGCTGGCCGTGCTGTTCGCGGCGCCCGACGTCCTCAACGCGCTGGTCGGCTTCGACTGGGCCAGCGTGCTGCCGGCCGGCTACGAGGGCTACGGCGCGAAGATCGGCGCCGGGCTCGGCCTGCTCCGCCTCGTCTCCATCCCGGTGATGAACAGCGTCCGGGCTGCAGCTCGCGATGGCGCACGCCAGGCGGGCCAGGACGCCGGGCGGGACCAGCGCTGATGTGGGCTTCGCTCATCCTCGGCCTGCCGGGCATCGCCGGCAAGCTGCTCGACTACCTCGGCAAGCGATCGGACAACACGGTCCTGACCAACGGCCAGAACGTCTCCGGCGACACCACCGTCGCCCAGGCGCAACTCCTGGCCTACGTCGAGGAGCGCAAGGTCATCGCGCAGGAGCGCGCCGCGCAGCACCTCTCACCCTGGACGGCCTGGATGATCCCGACCGCGTTCGGGCTCTGCATGCTCCACTTCGGCGCGATCGTCCTCGACTCCACTTTCCTGTTCAACTGGCGGGTCGCGAAGCTGCCGCCGCCCTACGACGAGATGGAGCGGTACATCGTGCTGTCCGTCATCGGCGTGGCCGGGGTCCAGGGCACGCTCCGCAAGCTCTTCACCAAGTAGCACGATCCACCACCCCTCCCCCGCAGCGGGGTGGGGTCGCACGCTAATTTTCGGCCTCACGATCGTGGCGGCAAAAATTATCGTGCCCACCGCGCGACCGGAATGCTGGCGCGCCTGACCCGCCCATGGGGGCCGATATGGATACGTCATTTCTCTCAAGCGGCCCGATCACCTGGGCCGCCCTGGTCGCGTTCGCGGTCTTCCAGATCGCGGTTCTGAAGGGCTGGGACGCCATCGGCGCCAAGCTGAAAACGCGGGAGAAAGAGGCGGTGAGCCCCCTCGCGATCGAACTTCAGGCGGTGAAGCTGAACGTCGAACGTCAGGGCGAGGCGCTCAACGCCTTCAAGGTCGAGGTCGCGCAGAAGTACGTGACCGGCGACGTCATCACCCGCCTCGAGGGACGGATCGACGGCATGGTCAGCTCTGTCCGGTCGGAGATGCAGACCATGCGTGCGGAGATCCTGGAGGCCTTGCTCGGCCGACCGCCGACGCGCCGCTGATCCCCGCTATCCCCGTCTACGGCGCGCCCCGGAGCTTCGGCTCCGGGGCTTTCGTCGCGTCTTCTTTCATGGCCTTTGAGATGAAAGACTGTGATCCCGTTCAAGGTCAAAAGATTGCCGTTCGCAAAGCTGGGGTAGCATAGTTGAAGGTGCCGTTGCGCGCCCTGTCCCACGGCAGATTTTATGCTAGGATTGCCTCATGCCTCCCAAGGCTTTCCTCAACTTAAACTTGGCCCGCCCAGCGAAAGCTGCGGCGGGCTCTTATTGTTCGCTTATGGTATGCTGGCAATTGACGACTATATAAACGCCATCCACGAAGTACGCGTGACGATATCCATTACCGAACTGTTGCGCATCCGTCGGAACTCGATCCGCCCCTACGAGGGCGCCGCTACAGAGACGCTTGAACGAAAACTGAAACTCGACGCAATCCAGCCCCTGGTACGCGAACAAGTGCGGCAGGAACTGGAGTTGCGGCGCTTGCTGAAGAAGTAGTGAGACGTTGGCCGAGCGCCGCCGTCACGCGCCCAGCGAGAGCTGCGTCAGGTTTTCTTCGTCCTTTTCGATCTGAACGCCTTCCGCCCGCATCTTAGTACGAACCCGAGACAGGTAGTTTTGCCGCTCGAGGAGGCCGGCAGCCGACCGATCAACGATTGAGCCTGGCGTAGTACCTGAAGGAGCTCGCCACAGCCGGCCTGGGTTCTCGCGTTCGAACAGTTCCTGAGCGCGCATGTGCGCTTCGAGTTCGGACGATCTGACCAAGACGCTTCTCCAGAGTAACGGGAGTCTGATTGGCCGGAGCGGCGTGCGCTGTCGAGTCAGGTCAAACGCAACACGTAGTTTCTCGGCGTGCCGATCTGCGAGACAGCTTTTTCACACGCGCGTGATGAAGCCTCACGCAAGCTTTCAAATCCAGATTGCACACGCCCTCAGTTGCCAACGCCCCGGCAACTCAAGGCCCTACCTTCACCCGCCCGGCTCTGGCCGCGGCGGGTTTTTCGTTTCCACGAGTGGCGCGCCGTACCGAAAGCGCCCGTACTTCCGGCCCAGCGCGTCGAGCGTTTCGCCCCGCGCATATCGAACCCCCTGCAGGTCACGTTCCTCCGTTACGCGCAAGATCCTGCGTCGGAACTCTTCGTCGGTCTCAGGTACTGCTGGCACTCGGTTTCCGCCCTAACATTGTTGAAGGGCTAACTTCCGAGGCAGAGTACGCGCTCCTGGCAGCGCTGACGCATGAACGCGCACCCTGATTTCGGCTAGCTGCTCCTCTGCAGAGGCGCCGACACGTGCCGCCGATGTCACGCTGCGAAGGATGTGCTCGAACACGGTCTCCGTCAGGCCCAGGCTCATGGCCACCGCCTCGATCCGGTGCAGCTCCGCCGCCTCCTCGCTGAACGTCACGCTTGCCTCACGCCGCCTGCAGGCTCTCGGCGAAGTCCTCCGGGATCTCCCCGAACTGCCCCAAGATCGTTGCGGCCTCCAGCTCGCCGGTCTCGTCGTCGGCCACTACCTTGATCGCGGCCGTGCCGGGCATCCGCGCAGCCATCGCCTCTGCCTTCTTCAGCGCGCCGCTCTCGGTCGGCGACCGCTCGCAGTCGCCCGGGACGAGGCGCTTCCGCTTGATCGCGAACGTCTGCACCATGAAGGTGGTCTTCATCGCCATGTGACCGCTCCTCGGTTCCAGCGCAGGCCAACCTGTCCCCGTTAACCACACGCGGTATAGCCGAGCTTGACCGAGAAACCTGCGGCTGTTTGTTCTCTTTCTGTTCTATCACGGAAGGATGCCGCTGTGGGCTTCTATCGGGTCGACGATCTCGCGAAAGCTGGGGACAGCCTGGTGCGTATCCCGATCCAGGGAGCCGCGCTGTGCGCCGGCTTCCCGTCGCCCGCCGACGACTTCCTGGAGGGGGCGTTGGAGCTGCCACGTTGGCTCGCACCGAACCCGCCGGCGACCTTCGCCTGGAACATCTCGGGCGATTCCATGCGCGGGGTCGGGATCTTCGACCGCGATCTCGCAGTGGCCGACCGCAGCCTGAAGCCCGGCAACGGCAGCGTCGTGGTGGCGATCGTCGACGGCACGATGAGCGTGAAGCGCCTTGTCATCGAGGGCAACGTCGCGCGGTTGGCCTTCGACAATCCCAACCTGCCGGCCTTTGCGGTCGAGGAGATGGTAGAGGGTGAGATCTGGGGCGTGATCCGTTTCTCGATCCGCTGGCACGTCGCTCGCGCTGGGCTGGTGCGGTGAGTCGAGCTATTGCGCTGATCGACGGCAACAGTCTCTACTACTCCTCTGAGCGCATCAACTATGAGTTGCGTAAGCGAGCATGCCGCTCGAACTCATACCCGCCCAGTGCAAAGACCAAGATTTGGGAGGGCTTATAAATAATTACGCTTCGATGAATTATAATAAATACTAGCTGAACAGAAAATGATCTAATTAGACATACCCCGAATCAATCATTATTTATCTAACAAACATATCATTCTATCCCAATCCAAAATTTTTGGTGTCAACGGACTCAACCCCTGTCTGGACTTTACATATTCGAATCTTTCAAGGAAATTTATAGGATTGGCGATGTCCATGGGGCCCAAGTCTACAAAACTGTAATCCCACCATCTTGATGCCAACATACGGTCACAGATTTCATCAGCGAACCGCCGTCTAATGAATTTCGCTGGATTGCCACCGACTATTGTATATGGAGGAACATACTTTGTAACTACTGATCCTGCTCCTATAATTGCTCCTGTTCCTATTCTTATCCCTCTAGCTAAAGTCACGTTCATACCAATCCATACGTCGTTTTCAATAATTGGCGCGGGTTTTTGTGGAGCAGCTAGAAACGGAAAACCAGAAACGCCTCTATTATCAAGCTCGGCAGCAACGGATGTCTCATGTGAATCATATATAAAAGCACTCGTAGATATTCCTGTCATTGGGTGCTGCGTACTGAAAACCTGTAGACCCCCAGCTATTGAGCAGTAACGACCGATTTGCATACCGCGCACTAAATCACGAGTGAAAGAATAGCTGAATGCGCCAATAGTGATAAAATTTCCTCCAGCAGGCATATTTGAATGCTGTTCCAATTTCGAGTCTTTGTAAAACATAGCTACGGCAGGCTCGTCGGCAAAAAAATCATTGATAAATTGTCTGCGATGGAACCCTTCAGCATCGAGATTTTCAGCCAAAGTTTTGGTGATTAGAAGGGCAGCTTCGGTTTGATTCTCTCTTAAGAGCATCTGAACACCTGTACGTGCAATAAATTCAACTTTGAAGCGAATTCCATGCAAAGTAAAGATGAAATTTTTCACAGTTTTTAAGTCTAGTGGATGCCCTATGGTGGTATGAAAAGATCTTGCAACAAACCGTCCAATCGGCGGAGATGGTAGTGATCGCGGCTGGAACGAGGCACGGCAGTCGGCGCAGGCTTGACGGGATGGGTTAGCGGAGTCCCGCAT